ATGCCCCACATATCCCCCGAACATCCCCCGATACACTGTAATCAGCTCCCCCGCACCCATATCGACAGAGACCCCCAACTAGGGTCCCATACAGGGCCACTAAGGAACTCCCTTATTTAGGGTCCCATATTAGGGTCCCATATGAGGAGCCAACTAGGGTCCCATGCAGGGCACTAAGGAATCCATTACTTTAGGGTCCCATATTAGGGTCCCATATTAGGGTCCCATATTAGGGTCCCATATAGGGGCACTATGGAAATCCATTACGCAAGAGCGCAATATGATGAATGATCAATGTTTAATGAATGAATGAATGAATGATTCATTACATAACATCAATACATCACATGAGTACATATCATGTGCAATGTAATACATATACTATGTACTACTATGCATATAGTATGTACTACTATACACATAGGTATATGCATAGGGTATATGCACTACTACTATGCATAGGGTATGAGTATGGGGTACATGCACATGCATGGTACTACTACTATGTACTATGGTATATGGGTACTACTATGCATGGTATTAGTACACACATATACAGTAATACATATAACATAACAGTAATAGCAATACATACAATACATATGTACATGGTATGGGTATAGGTATGGGGTATATATAGGGGGTACCTATGCAGTATCCATACACGTACCCTATATAGAGCATAGCCCTATTAATAGAGTACCCACCCATCCACTTTTTGCACCCCTGTTGTTTTTCGTATATGGGTTCCCCCGTATAGAAAGGGGGGGTATAGTAAAGGCCCCCTTTATACAGGGAGACGAGGGTCTTTACACCACCCCGAACACACGCAGCGCAATCAGTAGTACACCTATCATGGTGCCGATGTGGACAGCGAGCATTAGATACACCCCCCTTAATTACTACGCCTACGTCCTGCCACTACCATGCCCGCGCCCAGTACCAGAGCAGTACCTGTTGCCCCTATCCAGCGAATAGGGTGATCGCCCGGCCCCCATCCTGTCTGTGCCAGCTCGGGCGCGTCTGCCCCCTTGGCGTCGGCAGCGTGCTTGAGTGCAGCCAAGGACATGGGCGGACCCTGATATGACTCACAACCAACGCCATCACCGTCGTTGTCCAGGTTGTACGGGTCGCCGCCCGCAACCTCCGAGGTATCCACCTGGTGATTGATATCAGGACAGTCCGGCGTGTTGTCAGCCACAGCCATGGATGCGCCACCCATGACAAGGGCGCCCGATATAGCACTAAGTGCCAGGGTCCTACGGATCATGATTACCATGCCCTACTCTGTTTGGGCTTAGGCCCTCGCTTCTTGGGCTCAGCCTCCGCCTTGGTTCCACGCCTGCTGTTGCAGTCACGATGCGCAGGACGCAGATTGGATTCGTCATACGGATCACCGCCCGCAGACAGCGGGACGAGGTGGTCTAGAGTCCAACTCTTTTTGTGATTGCGATGCAGAGTGAGGTCTATCTCCTCGCTGCATATCCAGCAGTACGGCGGCAGCTCTTTACGCAACCGCGCACTCAGCTTGTACCACCGCGTATCTCCGCGCCCCTGCACGTACCCTTGATACTCGCGTGGCATCAGTACGGAAGGCGTGCCACGACGCCCAACTCGGGATGATTGGCCGCGCCGTAGAACGCCCACGCCAGGGCAGCGGCCCACTCGAACAGGTATGCCGCATGGTCCGAGGTGATCTCGGGTCGGTCGTTCCATTCGCGGATGTACTCGCAGCCGGTGAGCATGAGCACCTGATGTTCGGCCAGAGCGTGGACCGCGCCGGATGCACCGAGGTCCTGAGCCGCGTCGTCCAGGACGCTGTGCATGCACATCCGTCCGGTGCTGTCGCCGTGCTCCCCCTTGTACAGACCGCGCTTGCGCATCAGGTCCGCAGCGTGGACGAGGATGTCGTGCGGAGTGACAGCCATTGCTTGACTCCCTGTCAGAGCAGGATGGAGAGTAGAACAACAAGTAGGATTACGACAATGAGGACATATATAACATTCATGGTCATCACCCCCAGTGGCGGTGACGGGATTCGAACCCGTAGTGCTGGCACATGAAGCCAGTGTGTTTCCGTTACACCACACCGCGCCGACACACACACAAAGAAATGCCCCACTGCTCAACGACGGGGGAGTCAGAAGGAGCAGCGGGGCGTATTCAGTTGTGTCAGGGGACACCTATCCCCTTCAATAGCTCAGGATGATTCAAACCGGGGTCTGTGTCAAGTACCTGATGGGAGGAATCTGAAGTTTCTTTCCCGGCTCATGCACAGGAAGATCATCCAGGTCCCACATCGCCTTGCCGCGCTGCCCCTTGCCATGATTCCTAATGCGCCCTTCGTACGCCCAGCGGTACAGCGTCTCAGGTTTACGCCCGCACCACAGGCACGCAGCTTCGGTGTCAACCAGACGGCTCACTCATCCACCATCCCGATTCCAGCTCCTCGAACCTGTCCGCGAGGCAGAGCATGCACAGGTAGTGTCGTTGCGGCTCATCCATGGTGGTCACGTCTGCCCATTCATGAGGGCAGTCCATGTTCCACCGCCCCTCGGTAGAGGTGATGAACCAGCCATACCGCGCCGCTGGCGAGGGCTACCTGCCCGCTGCGGTAGTGCACGGGCCGCTTGCGGATGCCCAGGGCGTGACGCATGTGATAGCTCAGCGGGGCATGGTTCTCCTTGGACCGCACCGCGACGATCTCAGCGACCGCGAAATAGGTCACCCAACCCACCCATACCGCACGCCATTTCTTCATTTCGATTCCCTCTGCTGAGCCTCATACAGTGAGATCCACTGCCATCGTGGATAGGAATGTCCGCACGACCGCTCGGACGGCGTGCCGATGCACTTGACATCGCTTGACGCGTCCTCTGCCACGATGAGCGCACCACCGCATTTGTCACACAGCATGTCGGCGAGCAATCTCTTTTCCGCGTCATAGCCAAGGAAGAGCCGTATCTTGCGCTCTACATACCGCAGTTCGCGGACTAGTTCCCCATCTTCGCATTCAGCCAGCGCCCGAAGCGCGTTGCCAACCGGACGGCACGCATAACCCAGGTATTTGGTCGCAATTTCCTGAACCTCGTACATCAATTCATCAGGGCGGACGAGGTTGCCTGGAATCTTGGACTCCGGCTTGTTGACGCTTCCGCCCCCGCCACCGCGAACGGGGACGTAATACACCGACTGTGCCAACTGTGTCAAGTACGGGGCCTGACGACGACTCTCGGTACGCCGCTCGTACACTCGCTCGCCGTTGACATTCACGGCCACCATGAACGAAACACGCTCGTTCCACCCAACGCCGACGAATCGGTCAATCACCTCAGCGAGTACGTCAGTCATTGCGCCTCATGAGATCCAGGGCCGCGCTCATGTAGAAACCGCACTCCTTGCACAAATCTATCCAGCGCCTTCCATCTTTGGTGAGTCCGATATGCGCGTAGGACGAGGGTATCGCGCACCGAACGCAGGGCCTTCCCTGCTTGATGCGCGCCCATGCCGCCAATTCCGCCTCTTGTCCGTTGGCGAATTCAGGACATGCCGGGAACAAGGTGGGGCTCTCGCGTACCAGCATAAGAATGCCGTGCGTGGCCCGTATTCCTCGGGCGAGCTTACGCTGGTCCTCTGTCCATTCGCTCAACGTATTCTCCGTATGTTCGAGCGGAACTGTGCTCCTCTAGAAGCGAGACCATGAAATCGAACGCCTCCCCCTCGGTGAGAACAATGACGCCAGGCCGGGCCAAATGCTTCTCGCTGAATCGGAGAACAACCTGACTTCCGACAGCCTGTACCTTGATTTTCTTCACATGCATTCCTCGTGTACGGCCCAGAATTTCGTGCCTAGTTCGCGCACCTCTCGGCTGTACGCGGGCATACCGTCTTTCGCCTTGACCTTTTCCAGCCGGGTGTACGGCTCGGGGAACTCCAACGAGATGGCCGCATCATGGCATGTGACCACACGATCACAGACCGCGCACCGCATGCTCCGCCGTACGCGCTCAGAAAGGTGGTCTCTCGCAGGTACGACAGGAAACGGGCCTGTGTGCCCCTGTGAGCGCCTTTCGGGGGCAGGTGGGGGGAGGTACCCATCCGGAAGCCTGCCACGCGTCACAGGGGCTTGGAGAGGGTCTAGCGGCACCACCTCGACCCCCGTCGCGTCCTGGCCCGCGCACCCGCACCCGTGGGCGGCCACGACGACGCCGGAGCGCTCCACGCCCGGGGTCTCCCGCTCAAGCCTGTATGGCCGCCCGGAGCGCTCCGAGAGCCGGTACGTAGCCCGTCCGCCCAGCAGAGCCTCGCGGTAGCTCTCGGGCGTGCTCAGGGGCGCAGGATCGACCGATACGCGCAGTCCCCCGACCAGCGAGGTGAACACGTACGCCTTGCAGCGGTTGCACGTCGCCAGCTCGATATCGGTAGTGACCAGGTGCCTACTCACTGCAATGCTCTCCCCGAGCGACACGACGGCGATTGATCTCACCCTTCACGGTCACCAGCTCCTCATGGAGAGCCTTCAGCTCGCGTTCGATCCGACGGCGCGTGTCGTCCAGGTCGGAGTCAGGGACGCGTCTCATCCAGGCCATGTTCATTTCAACTTTCTCGCGCGCATGCGCAGTAAGAGATAGAGAGAATAAGTGTCACTATTGTCATATCTACAGTTCAGGGTACTTATGACAGCTTTTAGATCATTGTCGTGAGTGTCCTGAAGCGATACAGAGAGTGCACGCTCAGTGACTCGGTCACTCTCCGCACATACTGTCGTGAGTGATGTCGTGAGTAAGTCGCGAGTACTGACCTGCATTTATGACACATGAATCTCTCAGGACGAGAGAGAGAGAGGGAGGCGCTTTCCCCCCGCCTCACCGTTACTCTCTGTGATTCAGAGGGTGTGTCCATACTGTCCCCGCTTGGGCCTCTCGTACCCTTTTGGACTTGACCCCTAGCCTCTTCCTTGCACGCTGCAACATTCGTTCACTAAACTTCTTCCCGGCTTCCTTTATGTCCGCGCAGCGCGCTTCTCCACCCTGGGCGAGTAGGAACTGGTCCAGCCATCGAACGCAATCGTCTATGTTCGAGTGGCCGCCGTCCTGAAGATCGCCAAGCACGTCGGAGGCACGATCCATGATCTCTTCCAGCCATTCGATACGGGGCATGTGCGTGTACGTACCGTCGTCACACGGTATCTCTACGGAGTTGAGCCGAAATCGCAACGAGGGCAACAGATGCATCTGCCCGACGTTCAGCTTCTCGCACGACAGGATGCGCGCGTCGTCCTCCTCGGGGTCCATGACGAGCCCATGTACGGACCGCGCGACGTTGGTCTGCTCACTGGAGCCGATGACGGCCTCTATCACGTCCCGCGCGTCGGCCTTGCGGGTGTGCGCCAGTCCGAATATGGAGGAGTTCGTCCGCTCGGCGATGCCGTTCACGATTTGATACGTGTGTCTGATCTCCCGCTGGTCGTTCGCCTTGCCGCTGACATTCGCGCTCAGCGGGTCCACGAAAGTAACCGCGATATTGTGCTCGCGAATAAAGTCGGCGAGCCGCTGTTCATCGTGCGGCAGGCTCAGCGCATCCTTGCCTAGGGGCGTGTGTACGGTCAGGAAGAACACCCGAGAAAGGTCAGCGCCGTGGGCCAGCAAACGAGGAACAACAGTTTCTTCTATCGAGTCCTCATTTACCACGTAGCACACGTTCCGGGGCGCCCCGTAGAACTCCCCTTTCATGTCCCCTATGGTGATCCATGCGGCGAATTGCGCGAAGAGGGTGGATTTGGAAACGGCCCCTTTCCCGGCGAGAAGGGAGAGGCCGCCCAATGGTACTCTATCACGCCATAGCCATTTGGTACGACGCGTTTGGATGCTATCCGCACGAATAGCCCGGAATTGCCGAAGCGATTCCTCTTCCTCTTTCGCTATTTCCTCACCCTGTTTGCGAATACGCACCTTACGCGCTTCGCTTTTCGCCAATGCCTTGTCGTTGGCGAATTCCATGTTCTTTTGGAAGGCTTCCGCGAAAACCTCAGTACCCGGATAGGGCTTCCCCGACTCCTGTACCCAATCCGGTTGCTGAAAAGGGTAGGTCATCACGCTTCCGCCCTGTGGTTACCGGTATTCTCGAACGCCAGAAAGGCCAACCTGTCCTCATGGCCGAACGGCCAATCGTTGTCCTCCATCAGCCAGTTCCAGCATTCGCGAGAGCATGTCGCGCCCGGCCCGACCACGTCATGCGAGGGCTTGAGTTCAAAGAAGTGCGGCCCCACGCTCATGACGCTCTCACGCCACTCGGGATAGTTCTCGATGTAGTCGATGACCGCAGGATCAGGAGGGGTCGGGGTCAAGTTCACTGCGCTCTCCGATATAGGTGTACGTCCAGGACTGGGCATCGCCGTACCGGCGCCCGGCGGGGATGTAGACAGCCCCCCCGAACGCGATGAAGCGCACAGGGGGACGTGTGCGGGTCAGGATCACGACGCGCCCGTCAGCCGGACCGCCGGTGAGGTTGAGCCGGATCACAGTTCCTCCGTCTGATGCTGACAGTCGGAGCAGACGCACAGTCCCGTTTTGCGGTCAAGGCAGTCTGAGCACCGGCACTCGCACAGGCGGAAACGTATGTCGTCAACCAGGTGCGGCTCATCGTGGGGCATCGAGGTTCTCCGTGATCTTGGGCGTGAAATGCGGGTCCTTGATCCAGTGCTCGTGGCACCGGTCGCAGAGGAAGAACTGTGCACCGTGGCCCATGGTCCACCGCCATGTCGTCGGCGGGCAGGGGCCGCACTGGCAGTGACAACGGGGCCGCAGTGGGGGGTTGGTACGCCAGGGCATCAGCGAATCCTCCCCCGTCTGGCGTCGCGGCGCTCAGGGGGGCTTTGACCGCCGAAGAACCCGTACTCGGCGTTGCGGTTGGCCCGGCGGCACTCCATCATCACCGGGCAGGAATCACACCACCGCCTAGCGATGCGGTAATCGCGCTCATCGAAAAAGATCTCCAACGAGCAGACGCACGGCTTGCCGCCGCACTTGTCGCAGAAGAGCCCGCTGTTCGCGTTCCACAGGATCTTGCGGCACTCGGCGCGCTCCTCCCACGAGGAGTCGACCGGCTTGCCGCCCTGGATTGATCGCAGTCTTGCCCGCTTGAGCGCCACCTGGTCAGCATCCTTTTTCCGCTTGCACTTGCGGCAACGTCGAGAGCCCCGGCTGTTGGTGATCCACGCGTTGGGCAGCGACATGTCGTGCAGCTCGTTGCGGCACAGGGTCACCTCCGCTTGCGTAGCCATACCCCGATCACTCCTCCCTTGGAGGCCGACATGTACACCCCGTACACGTCGGCGAGCCCCATGTTCTTGATCACCTTGGCGTGCTCGGCGACCTTTTCCCACGCCTTGTCGCGGTTCTCGCACACCTCTAGCAACTGGTCGTCGTGTCTTTGCGCAGCGGGCACAGCACTTCCTCACCGTCCGTGCCGGTCACAGCCGGGGCAGATGCACACCGCATCGCCGGGCCGCGTGCAGACGGGACAGTCGCAGGCGCAGTATCCGTATTCACTGAAATGCGGAGCGCCGGACACGTTGCCGTCAAATTCGTGCGCCATGGCGCAGTGCACATTCTTCCCGAGCCGCACCCCGCAGCCGCACGCCCCGCCCATGGCCCGATCTTCTTTCACGTCAGCCCCTCACCGCTCCACCCGTTCGATGATCTCTTTCATCTCCCCGTCGTAGTCCGACCCGAGGGCCACCACGACGCAGACCTGCGGCTCGTCGCTCACGGACGTGGGAGGCACGCGAACCAGGTCCCCGGCGGCGAGCGGCCCGGCCGTGAACGGGTCGAACCGCCACATGTACGTGTACTGGCGACTCCCGTCCGGGAAGGCGACACGGACGACCTGTTCAGCCTTCACTCTTCACCACCACCCGCTTGAGACGGTCGGCCAGGGCGTACGCGTACATGGCGATACCGAACAGTGCGAGACAGAAACCGAGCATCATGACTCCTCCGCTGGGGGTGTGGTCATCGGGCATGCTCCCAGTTGACTATGCGGCCGATGCGCGCTTTGCATACATGGCATACCCAGCCGTTCGCGCCGCCGCCCTGCAAAGCAGTTGCCTTATCCCTATGTCCGATACAAACCAGTGAGGGATGAACGCACGGATGACTGAAGACGGCCCGGTACACCGCGACGCGGGGGCACGGACCCCAACAGCACTCGGCCTCCTCCACTGGCGCGGTGACCAGTTCTTCGCATGCACTGGCGGCGGCCTTGAGGGTTTCCTGGGGTGTCACAGTTCCTCCGCAGCGCGCTTGAGGGTGAGGATGACTTCCTCGGCCGTACGGTCTGGCTGATCGTTCCAGTCAGCGACGTTGACCCATCCCCCGGTGTGATACAGGTAACCGGTGAAGGCTTCACGCCCGGCGCTTTCGTAACCGGAGACAGCCAGAAGTGCGCCCGCTGCGCATACAGAGCCGTCCTTTTCCCTCATCATCCCCTGGGTCCAGCCGTGTTCGCTGATGTACTCAGCGGCGGCCTTGAGGGTTTCCTGTACGTCGGTCTTTCGCCGCTCCTGCATCACTTCTCCCACGGGGGTGTTCCTACTCCCTGGATCTCGATGATCCATACGCTGTCTTCGGTGTTGGCTGCGGTGACCTGACAAACGCCATCTCGCCCGTCCGGTAGGCGGATACGTGCTTCGGTGCCGAGGATGTCCATGAGACCGGGGGACAGCCCCATGAGCCGGAAGTGACCATACCACTCACGGGTTACGGAAGCACCATCGTGTTCGCGGAGCGCCGCCGAGCGGTGCAACTGGACGTGAGGGATGCGGGTTTGACGGCCTACCGAGCACAGCGTCGCCGGACCCTGGTACATGATCATATCTCACTGATCCTTACGGTTCCGTCCGGTAGACGCTGAACGCGATCAAAGATTGACGGCGGCCGATGTATGGCGGCCAGCCCGTCCTCCGCCCACATCACCGGATGCCGGTCGGCGTCCCCGTACACCTGGTGCTGGTCGTCGGGCAGATCTGCGGCGTCGGGTATGCACTCCTGGCATACGCACCGGCCGGTCTCCCAGCGGGCCACGTGGTTGTGGTGCTCCGGCCACATGCCACACTCCCCGCACAAGCGGGCGCCCGGCTCGTCCGGGTCCTGATAGAAGCCGTGCGTCGCCCCAGGGGGATCGGGCTCCAACGCCTCTCGTACGGCCTCCATTTGGCGGTTCGAGGCTTCCGGGCGGGCGTGCAGCGGGCCGATCGACCAGCATACGGCCTCTAGCAGTGCTGCGATCAGTGCGTTGATGTCGCGCACGTCTACGCGAAAGGTTCGATGGTCTTCGTAGTCGGAGGCGTATTGCACGTTCACGTCGGTCACGCACTCGGTTACGTCGATGCCTGCGATTTCGATACGGAGGGGGCGGGTCATTGCAGATCCTTGCGGGTTGGGAAGTCCTTGATCTTGGCGTGCTGACAGGTGCAGGAGACGGGGTACTCGCAGCGGTGCTTGACGTACTTGTTGGCTACCAACTTCAGAACCGGGCTGTCGTGTCGCTTGCGGGATTCATCGGCTGCCCGGCAGCAGCTTTGACACATCATGCCGACTCTCTTTCTTGCTGTGCCTTATACCGCCTGCGGGTGTCGTCGTACAGGAACGGGATGTTGGCGATGCGGTCGCACTCCTCGGGGTAGTGCCCCAACTCGTAGGCCATGTGCCAGAGTTCCAGCCGCGCAATCGGGTCGACCATCGAGCGGTCTTCCTCGCTACGCTTCACCCGCTCCGGATAGAACACGCGGAGCAGCGCGTAGCGAGTGGCCTTGAGCACGCCCCGAGCAAACGGACGGTACCAGCGCAGCCCGCGCGGCAGTTCGAGGTCGCAATCGGCTGCGGCAATGGTGAGCATGAACACGCCGATAGCGCCATAGAGCGCGATGACGATAATGACATCGGTCATGCTTACTCCGCTGCCTTCTTCATTGCGAGGATCACGTCCTCGGCCGCGCGCTCCGGTGCGTCGTTCCAGTCAGGGATACCGCAATACTGGTCAGTGCCGATATGGTCCATCAGCCGATACATTGCACCCTGAGCGTCGTGACCTAGCGACCAGTTGGTGACTTTCCGAATAGCGCCTACCGCGCAGTATCGACCCTGGGAATCTGACAGTCCCCCCTGACACCACCCGTGCTCGGCGAGGGTGTCGGCGGCCTTGAGTAGTATCTCACTGGGCGTCATCATCGTTCTCCCACTCCGTACAGCCGCACTCGGCGGTGATCCGCTTGAGCCAGGCTTCCACTTGCATGGACAGCATGGATTCGTTGTATCCCTGAGCGACACGATCCCAGTACCGTACGGCCGTTGCTCCGAGGGCCAGGATCGCTGCTGTCATGATCACGTATCTCAATGGCTTGACGCCTCCTCCGGATCGATCCAGTCGCACGCAACGAACTTGACGGTACGCCATGCCTGACTACGCTCCCCCTTGTCCAAGGCTCCGACCATGGCTGCGGCGGCTTTGGCGGTAGCGTCCAGTGAGGAGTCCGCTTCCTGGGCGCTGAACCACGCCTCTTGCTTCTCGCCGTAGATATCCAACGTGACCTTGAACATCAGAACCATACCGATCTATAGGAGATATCGCTCATGCGCCGGAGGATAGGCGTGTAATTGGCGTCCATTTGCTTGAGTAGCACCTCAAAGCAACTGGTGATCTCAAGCACGGCGTAGGCGGTCATGGACCCTTTGAGGAACACCCGCATGCCTACCTCGATTTCGAGCCCCCCGGCACGTTCGACAGCGTCGCATTTCTCGCACAGCGCCATCATGTCCCGATGGGTGTTGTTGCAGAACCCGCCGCATCCGGAACAGGGTTTTCGTCCAGGGACGGGGAAGAACATCGCGCCTCCGCCGTACATCACGCCTCCTTGTCTAGCGGATCGTTGACGGGGAACCCGGCGCGCTGACAGGCGCGCTCTATGCGCAACGCCTCGCGTATCCACTCGCGCGCCCGCTCTTCGTTGTCGTCCGTGATCCGTTGGCCGACGAGCCCGCGTAGTTGGCTCTGTAGTTCCGCGTGGCGGGCATGGAGCGCCTGATAGTGCTCCTCGACCCGCTCGCGCTCCTCTTCCCGGCGCGCGCGCTCAGCGAGCACTTCGTCCATCGAGAAGCGCGGACCGCGTTGGCTGACATGCCGATAGTGCCCGGCGTTCGGCTTGTGAGGTAGCTGACCGCAGATGCGGCGGATCTCCGCGAGGGTGTTGAGCAACCCTCGGTTGTCGGATGGGGTGCCGGGTAGCGTCACCGTCTGCCCGTCGTGGTATTTGAGCTTGTGGTGAGAGCGGCCGGTCAGACCCTCATACTCCCACCCGTGGCCGGTGGCCCACTGGATGATGCGGCGCACCTCTGCGTGAGTTATCCGGGTCATGACAAAGACCCTTTCTCATGCCCGTTGGTTATCAGGTCCCCGGCGAGGGTGTGCGCGCAGTCGTCGCACCACACCGAGCCGAGCCAGCGGCCGAACTTGGCGTCCGCCACGCCCTGGCTGTGCACCGTGGCCCTGAACGTCCGGACGCGGATATCGTGCGGCTCATGGGCCAGGAACCACGTCGCGCTGTACGCCCTGGCCAGGGTGCCGGGGTCGGTGCGTATCTCGGGGGTATCGATGTCCGCGAGACGGATGTTGAGCGTGGACGTGAGTCCGAACCCAAGATCCAGCGTCATGACGAACGTGTCGCCGTCCTTGATCTTGTCAACTTGGATGATCTGGTACTCGTACATCACTCGCTCCCGGTGTAACGGATGTACAACGCCGTTCCAAGGTCCACGTCCACGACCTTGACACCCCAGTCGTCGGGGGGCAGGTAGTACGGCATCCGCCCCCCTGTGATGGCGTAGGCGACTCCCTGAGCGGAGTAACGAGCCGGGTAGGTGGTGACATACACCCACTGGCCGGGGGCCTTCTTAGCCGTGGCCACAGACTCCCGATGGCTCGCTTTGGGCTTGCGCTTCACTTCCCCACGACCTCCGCTATGGTGCCCAGGATCATGGCGGTCATGATCAGAGAAAAGACCAGCAGGGCGTAGAACCGCTTGTCGCTCATGGAGGATCGCCGTCGTCGAGTAGGGGGCGGGTCGATGGTCGTCACAGTGATGCCGTCCGCTCAAAGTCGGTGATGTGAAGCTTGACGTTGGCTGTGTCCAACGTGGTGGGCGAAGAGCCCTTGCTGGTCTGCTTGGGAAGGACGTTGCTTACCAACTCGGTACCGTTGGCGATGCGTTCGCCCTTACTGTTGATCGCTTCCCAGTCCCACGTGTAGTCGCTCTTCTCGGAGCTGTGGTTCTGGATCGTGAACGCCACCCAGACGTTGGTAAAACTGCCGCCGATGGAGCGGTCGTCGATCTTGAAGGAGACCAGGTCGTCCCGCTCGGGGTTCGTCTTCTTGGGCGTGGAACGGTTGGGCTGATCATCCTTGGGGGCCGTGGACGAGGGGGGTACTGTCGTGGGCGCGTCGGAGGAATTGGAGATCGTTGACCCAACTCCGCACGAGATAGCGGCAGTTGCCACGAACGCGGCGGTGAGTAGGCCCACCTTGAGGTACTTCTTCCGCTTCGGAGGCGGGGGAACGCTGGTGATCGGGTAAGTCATGAGGGGTCTTTTCGGTGAGGGGGAGACTTACGCCACCATTTCATCCCCTACTGGCGAGTAGAGCAATGTGATCTGCGTCACACCTAGGGACACTGTCCCCTTGATATTTCAGGTTGCGGGTGCACGATGCGGGTGATGCGCGTACCTGCGATGATCTTCAAGCATCCGTCGCACGGCTTGTCGGTGACATACAGCGTGGCCCCGTCCAGGCGGGAGCGGTCCGCGTACAGCAGCGCGTTCAGCTCGGCATGGCAGGCTATGCAGGCCCCCTTGCCGGTGTCGTACGAGGAGTCCGGCTCCACGGCATCGGGACAGGGCCACCATTTCCCGCAGGCACACACGTCGGGGCCGCTATCTCCGGGCCGCCGGTAGTGCTGCCCCCGTGGGCACTCGCCCCGTAGGCACGACGGCCCACCGGGCGGCGATCCGTTGTACCCGGTCGAGGCGACGCGGTTTTCGGTGTCCAGGATGACGGCCCCGACCTTGCGGCGGGTGCAGTCGGCGCGAGTCGCCACGGCGTTGGCGAGGTTCAGCGCCCAGTCATCCCATGAGGGGCGGTCAGTCATCAAGCTCCGCCTTCTCCGCTTCGGTAAGCAGGTCCGCCCGACGCTCGTCGGACAGGCCCCAAGCGTCCCATAGGACCGTTACCTCGCGGCCGTTCACCTTGACCACGACTCCGGGGCTGTCGTCGTACCACACGCGGTCGCCGACTTTGATGTCAGTCATGGCTGCCCTCTTTCGTGCAGTCCAGCCGATGCCCCGTGAACCGCCCGCACTCCGGACAGTCGATGCTTCTGTCGCCCTGCCGCGCCCGGATACGCCACTCACGGTAGCGCTCACACTCTCTCGCGAACTCTCGATCGGCCCGCTCGCAGGTCTGCCGCAGTATCTCGATGCTGTCCAGCCAGCGGCGGTTGATCTCTTCGTAGTCGTCAGTCATTTCGTCACAAACGTGTAGATGGCCCAGACGATGAAGCCCCAGAAGGCCAGGTTCAGTACGGCGGCCACGATCCAGAGCAGTACGACGAAAGCTATGGCCCGATCCTCTTTCACGTTAGCTCCATCCGTTCGCGAATCCAATGATCAGGCATCCAATGATGATCTCGGCTACGAGTATCCATGGCGCCCATCTCAGATACCAGTCCAACAACTTACTTGCCTCGCATGGTAAGGATCAGTGCGAGCAGCAGGAAGAACCCTGCCGCTACCAGTAGTTCACCCACGGAGGAACCTCTTCGCGAAGTCGCCGGGCGTCACATCGTACGGTTTGCGCCCGTCATTGAACAGATGAACCCCGCAGTGCCAGGCGATAGCGTCCACGGCCTGCGAGCAGATCAGCTTGCTTGACTTGCTGACCCGCCCCCGCAGGAAGCGCTCGGTGAGGGGCATGGGCAGGCGGTAGGCGGCTAGGTAGAAGTAGGTATCCCAGTTGTACCCGGCGCCGTCCAGCGTGCGGGCGTAGGCGCTCATGCATGCCACCTGGGCGTCGGTGGCGCCGTACTCCTCGCGGCTGATCAGGGCCACGGTCCGCCCTCGGTACGCCGTTTGCTTGATGACCGCCGCCCCGCTCGGCCGCGCCTCGAACAGCTCCCCGTTGTCCAGGGCGAGAGCCACGTGGTTCCACTTGCTTGGGTCGCCGTTGAGCACCTGAAGTGCGCGCACCACTCGGGCGCCCCAGTTCTTGTCGGCGGTCAGGATGATCGTGCCAGCCTTCACAACAGTACCTTCTTGCATCCGGTGCAGATCTTATACTTGATGCGCCCTACCAGGACGCCGTCATGGGTCTCGGCACGCACCTCGCGGCTACGCCATGTATGGATATGCACATTCAGACTCGCCACCAGTTCCTCCCGGGACACTCGATCTCACACGGGCACCACGGGTCACGGGTGCCGTACCTGACATGCTGTTCGCCGCACAGCTTGACGCGCAACTCGGAACGGTTCAAGCGTGCGTCTCTGCGCTGCGCCTCACCGATGACGTGAGCCAGGAAGATCTCTTCATCTCCGGGCAGGTACACGTTAGCTACCGGGGCACTCCGGCGAATCCGATTCACGAAAGGCGCACCCCATACTCGGCATTGACTCGCCCCTTCTCAGGGTCCACGTACAAGAGCCACTGCATAGGCTCGGATTGGGCGGCCAAGTTCTCAGCGGCGTAGGTATTGGTGCTCTCCGTTGAGCCGTTGCAGTACACGTCACGGTGATTGAGGGGGATGCGGGCGAGCTGATGCCAGTGCCCCATGTATACGTCCTGGAACATGACGTTAGCACCCAGTCCACCGGAACCCCAACCCTGGACCTTCTTGCCCAGTCCATACCAGGGGAAGCCTGAGTGCCCCCGTATCTGGTCGCCGTGTATCAACAGTGCTTTGTACGCGCCGAGTTCCATGATCTGGTACCAGTTGCGCTCGCCTTTAGGGTCGGTCATGATCAGCTTGAAGCGGGGCTCGTCACGGAGCATGAGCTGTACCACGCGATAGAGCATCCGGTCCGCGTTATCCATAGGCCCGAACTGGCCTCGGCGGCCGATACGCCCATGGTTGCCGTCAACGGCGTACATGGTGACGGTCTCAAAGTGGCGGAGCAGGTACCGGACGAAATCCACCACGATGACGGGAGTCGTGTTGAGTAGCTGGTCATACAGCGTGGAGTCGATGAGCCACTGTTGGCCGGGGAATATATCCACGCCTTCAATGAAGTCTCCAAGTGCCGGTATGGCGCAGTGTCTTACCGGGTGGTCCTCCCGCTGGACCTGAGTGATGCTCACGATCTTCTCGGCGTAGCGCATCACTCGCTCGCGGCATACCTCTGTGTTGTAGTCGGGAGTGATCTTACCGGTTTGCAGATCCGAGAGCATCGGCACGGCAAGCTCTTCGCGGCGACTCCTACTTACCTTACCGACAGCCCCTGGACGTGGGACGGGCTTGATGGTCTGACGCTCAATAGCTTCAGTGACTGCTGTCCAGAGGGTGGACAGGTAGTCCTGATGCTTGTGCTTGACCTCGTAAAGCTGACGAGCCAACGCTGCGTTGCGTGCCTTGAGGCGCGCGATGTCGTTGGACTCGGTAGCTTCATCCTCGAACTCGTCCCACTCGTTCATGGCCTTATCCCTCTCGCCTGCAAGAGCACTCACGTCTGCGGTGCCTTGCGATCGTCCGACCGGAGGGGGCGTCCGCACCCAGGCGCTTTTCAAGCGCGCGAGATACAGAGTGAGCGGTCAGGTTTGGGTTGTCGATAGCTGTAGCGACCGTGTCAACGGCATCAACGGGCAACGTGTCCAGCAGGACAGCGATACTGCACCGCGCCCCGCTACCCTTGATGCTCAGGGCCTTGGCTTCGTGCTCAAAGTCGGCCCAGTCGTTTTTCTTTACCGAACCCATCGTTTGTGTGCTCCATTCCGTCCCGCGCTGCGTTCCAACTGGTCTGCCAGATCACGGAAAGCGCGCGCGGTTGCTATGTCCACCCCGGTTTGCAGAACGAACGCATCGTCAGGATGCCGCTTGGCTGTGCCGTAGCCTGTGAAACGACCCCCCTCAATGACGACAGTAGTGAACTGCTGGTTACTGTCCACATGGATAGTGCCCTTGATCTCCTGCTTACGCTCGCGGAGTTGTCTCACTTCTTGGCCTCTTCCAGTTCGATGGCACGAGCGAGGAAGTGCTGGGCTTTCCAGAGATCGCCCAGTCTGGACGCGCCATCCTTGCGACCGGCGCGGAGCAGATACTTGGCGACAGAGCCCAGGTAGTAATCCAGCTCGAACGCGTCGATGACATCCCAGGGCTGAAGTCCGTTAGGGGCACGGTAGTAGGGAGGGCCGTACGACGTGGCCCCCTCTCGCTCACTCACCCTCTTGTTCCTCACGAAATGACGTGGCTGCCCAATTCACTATGTCTACAACCACCTTGATGGAGCCGGTTGCCTCTACGGTTGCGAGGTAGCATCCGCTCTCATCTTGAAACGTGAGCATGGCCGTGTAGCGGGGGGCATGTACCCTGTTGGGGTCGTCGTTCACGTCAGTCCTTTGATTGATGGTCGTTCCAGGCGTAGATGGGCCAGCCTTTAGACGCGTGATATCCCCCGTGATGCGGAGGTCTGGCGCATACAACTCCCCCTCGGGAGGGGTGCGGCGCACTACACAGCCGCCTGTCTTGCGAAATATCCCTCTGCGGAGTCGCAGCATTCCGAGCATGAGGGTCCACTGACTCCCTTGATGAATCCGCAGTAGTCTCCATCCACGATGGTTCGGAGACATGCGGCCGGATCAAACACATTGCACGGCCCCTCATATGCGGCCACAAATCGCTTGACGCTGCGGATGGTTGAGAACTTAGGCATCTTCTACGTGACCCGGCCCTTCCAGGAAATGCCCCCCGCGATCATCGACTATCTGATCACGCAGTTCGTTGGCGATCTTGGAGATCTCCTCGAACGTGCGCTGTGCCTGATGGGCGTACCCGGCGGCCCTAGACGCGGGGTCGGGATTGCCCGCGTACTGCTTCACGACTCCACGCCACTCGTTCAGCACGTCTCGCGTGTAGTTGTAGCGGTCCATCAGATCGGGCATGCTCTCGATAGCTTGCCGAACGGCGCGGGCGCGTACGTCCCAAAGCTCGGGGTGGTCCATCAATCTTCCTTCGCGCTCTGGAGCCGGTATGCCGAGCGAATCGTCGCCTCGGCCTGTCTGTATCCTCCACGCCCATTGCACTCGACGTACGCGGGGGCGAGGAGATCTGCTGCCTCTTCTGCCGTGGCCCCGTCGCTGCACATCGCACGGGCCGCCCATAGAAGGGAGTTGTTCAGGTTGCCGTCTATCGCATAGCGAACGGTGTCAACGAGCCCTGAGTAGTTCCCCGTTCCGGCGCGTGCGGGCTGCTGGAACGGGGGTATGTGGAGCCGCTGTTCGCGGGCGGGTGCGGGCTTGTCCATCACGGCCTGGATCAGGAACGAGGGAGCGGGCTTGACGGCCGCGTTCCGCTCCACCAGGTACGGCCCGTTGGGGGTCTGGGCGCCAGCCGCTAGGACGTAGCCCCCCGACGTGCCGCCGTTGCATCGCACGTCCAGTACGCCCTTGACGATGGACGCCTGCGATGAGCGGATGTCCGGCGGCCACGCGTAGTACAGGTGTAGCCCCCCTCTGGTCGTACGGACGCTGTACGTGTCCTGTAGTTCCGTGTAGCTGTACCCCGCCGAACTACACATATCTTTGAGTATCCAGGTGCCGTCTACTCGGGGACCCAGCTCGTCATGCAGGTAGGCGTAAGCGGTGTCCTTGAGTAGCCAGTCCTCTTTGGGTATGTCGCAGTCCATGACCAGTAGCCCCGAGGGCTTGCAGGCTATGGCCGGGTTGTACATGGGGTTACGTGTCCACCATGCCACGATGCGACTAAGGTCATTGGTTGCCGCCTGCGCCCAGCGGATGCGCCAGTCCTGCCCAGGGCGTATCAACGCCCCCTGCTTCTCGCCGGGTTCGCACGGGAAGATGTGGAAGCCCCGCTGCTGGGCATGGAGAGCGAAGGGGAGCAAGCTCATCAGTCACCGATCATGGGCATCTCGAAATCCCAGTCGTTCCAGTACTTTTGTTGCTGTATGAGGCGTTGACGTGCCGACTTGGTCATCTTGCCCGTGCCCTTGCAGTGACGGCAAACGATCTCATCCAGGACACCTGGAAGACGAGTGGCCCCTTCCCCGTCACAGGCAGGGCAGACGGCGCTAGTCATCATCCCCGGACAAGAACCACGCAAGAGCGATGATCTCGCTCAGCGTCTTGTCTTCGTACTTTTCGGCCAGTGACTCTGCCATCTTGAAGATGTCTACTCGCTGCGCTACTAGTTCAGTAGGCGTCTTGGGCCGACAGTTGGGACAGTCAACGCTCGCCATGACCCCTCCTACGCAGAAGGGGCGCCCCTCGGAAGGAACGCCCCTGTCTGGCTTCATTGTTACTCGTCAAACCCGAGCGCCTTGTTGAAGGCGGCTCGCGCGTCCTCCACAACAGCCTTCTGTGCCTCGATCTCGTCATCGATCTTGGTCAGTCGGGCACGGCGCTCTTCAAGCTTCTCCAGTTTGGCGAGAGCCGCCTCATACTGACGGGCGAGCGGAGCCAGCACGGACGCCTTGCGTCCCGGCTTCTTGGTTACGTCGGACATGTTCATCCTTTGCGGGTTGTTGCGGGGGATGTGTACACCATCATGTGTACACAGAATGGGTGGGCGGGCGACTGCGGAGCACTCTTTCACGGATACGCACCCCGCCCCTCAACGATGTGCGGCTCCGAGGTACGTCAGTCCCTCTTACCTAGTGCTAGGCCCAGCGGGTTACGCGGGGAAGGAAGCGGCGATGAGCTGTGCCTGATCGGGAGCCATGGCCTGGACCTGCTCCCGAGGAAGGCCCTTACTGACCAGGAACTCGACCAGTGCGGGGGGCGGGCCAGCGGAAGGGGCTGCCTGCACGGGAGGCCCGGCCGGGGTGCCGTAGCCAGCGACCGACGGGGCGCCGTTACCGTTGCTAGGGAGCGAACCCCACCCACTGGTGGTGGCGGGGGCAGGCGGGCCGCTCTGGGGGACGGCGGAAGGCTGTGCGGGGGCGTTGCGCGGGTGCGCGTTGATGTACTGCATGGCCTGAGCGGCCTCTTGCTCCGTGTAGTCGGCCAGCATCCAGGGCGTACCCTTACCGGTCGGTGCTCCCTGGATCAGTCTGCCGAGGACCATCTCGTTGAGGCGAGACTTCGTCTGGCGGACCAGGACGCCGGGAAAGATCATCGTGTTCTTGAGGACCTGCGGACCGCCCGGCGCATCCAGGACGATGATGTCAGCCTCGACGCCGTCGCGCTCGCCAAAGTTCTGCGTCTGGATGTTGGCCTTGTACGCGGTCGGGTAGATCAGCAGAAGCCTACCCAGATGGGTGGCTGCCTCGAACTTGTCGCCTACGGAGTTGTCAGGCTGTGAGAAGGGGTGAGACACCGTCAGTCCTTAGCTGTTGTGGTGAGTTCCGACTGCAACTGCCGTACCTCTGTCGCGAGGTAGCGGCGATGTCCGCCGAGAGTCCGGACGATGGTGAGCGAGCCCCGATCCGCCCAGCGGGACACCGTCTTAACGTCTACGCGGAACGCTGCGGCGACCTCTTTGGGCGTCATTAGTTCTTCCATCGTATTCCACCTCCCTTGGACTTGGACATGGTGCGACTGTATCGATTTGCGGTCTGCGGTATATGTCTTGAAGTGATGCGGCCAGCGGCCCACGCTATCGAGACGGCATGAGGGATGCTGAAAGCGCCGAACGCTTCGCAGATCTTGTTGTAGCGAGGAGTGTTGGGGCGGGGTACGTAACACTGACCGGAAACGATCAGCTTGAGATCAGCGACGGCCGCACGGACGCGATTCGACTGACGCGTGACCATTTTACCCCTGACCTTATCAGGCTGGATAGCCCCCCGCTTCAATCCCTGGGCGATGACCTCGGGGGTGGTGTGCACCCCGTACTTGATGCGGGTTAGATGCATCTGCATGTCTACCGAACGATGGGAGAGGTGGATGACGTTGGCGATTTCGTACCGACTGTAGCCATCGGCGAACATCTGCATGATCATGAAATCCTGCGGGTTCGGCCGGTACTGGAGTCGGATGCCGGGGGGGACCTTGATCCCGTTCTTCTCGCGGATGCGCTCGCGTCGGTAAGAAGTGATTTTGATAGGGCCCATCCACTCCAACTGCGTAACTGCGGCCCGCTCGGCGGCCTTGCGTACACGCTCCGCCTTACGGTAGCCCTTCTCTCTGGCCAGGGCGCAGGGCCTACAAGAGCGAACCTTCCTGCCGCTAGGCGTGACGTGCCAGCGCTGATTGACTGGATCATCCAAATTATGGGGGCCCTCCCCGAACTGACACATAGTCTGCCTAGCCCTTGCCATTGCACCCCCTCTCCATCGTCTTGTCGCCGGGCGCGTGGAACGGACAGAACTTGCAGTCGTCAGCGACAGCGAACGGGCGAGCCGCCTCTATGCCGGACTGGTCTCGTAGTTGCTCGGCGATGCGATCCACTCGGGCGAGCGCGTCGAGTGCCACTGACGCATCGTAGGGTTCCGTCCAGACGTAAAGGTCGTCCAGATTGGCCTTTTCCCTAGGCCATCCCACGATGGCGACGTGGTCCACCGACTCCCCTCGCAAGCGCGCACCAAGCCCATACATGTGGACCTGAATACGATACGTGGCAGACGGACCCTTGATACGTAGACGCTCCAAGGACCAGCCTCCCATGCACTTATGGTCCAGAAACATGCACAGGGTTCGGTCCAGCAGATCCCCGGTACCCTTTGGAACTGTGGCAGACGCGAAGGTGAGGGGCATCTCGGTAGCAAACCGGCCGGTTCCGGCGTCAGCCCACTGGAACATCTCCGCCAGACCAGCATGGATGCAAGTGCCCACGAACGAGGCCCAGTTATCGCCTCCGGGGTTGACGGGCGCCACGCGCAACAACGACATTGCGAGTCGCCTGTCACACGGTGTTCCAATCTCACTAGGTCCCAGGGTGGTTTGCTGATTACGCGCCAATCGGTTCGAGTACGCATGGAACATCTCCCGGAAGCGCCCGGCGATCTGATTGCCTAGGTCTGACATAGGCACAGATTGCGGGGCGGGGCGCTGCGAAGGGGCGGGCTGGCTGAACGGCCAGTCAGGTTGACTCAGACTCCCACCGAGCGGCCTTCTCAAGGGCTTGAGCGTAGTCATCGATGCCGGGGAGGGCGAGGTTACATCCGCAGTCTGCACACCCGCACTCGGGGCAGCACTCGTGACACTCACAGTCTTGTTCGGGCATTGCGGATCTCCGAATTTCCTTACGTGCGGACCTAGCTCACCACTGGGCAGTATGCGGACGTTCCTACCGCATTCGGAACACGTTCCGAAGTCTCTACCCTCGACCGGAACGTTTGGATCTTCCTCGTTGGCGGGGCCTTTAGCGATCTGATGGGCCGGGATGAACTCGCCCGCTCCTACACACTCCTGGCCGTCCTGCGTGTGCTTGCGGAAGCGCATGGCCTTGGTGGCGGTCACGTGCTTGTGACAGTGCGGGCACAGATACTTGTCAGCCACCGATCATCCCTAGATAGACGGCCAGGGCGAGCGCGATGAACGCCCCGGCGCTGATGAAGTAGGCAATGATCAGATACATGATGATCGTCATAAGGACACGCAATCCGGTACGCATCCCGTACGTGCGACGCCTCTTGCGTTTACCCATTGGCGGGAGGGTGACGCAAGTAGGCAGCCGCGCGAATGAAGAACTCGGGATCGTCGCGCCCGTGGCCCAGCATGGAATTGCAGGGGCGGCACAGTAGCCCCCTCACCTTGCCGGTCGCGTGATCGTGGTCTACGGACAGACGGCGCGTAGCCCCAGTGGCTCGCAAGCAGATAGCGCACTTTCCGCCCTGGAACAAGTACAGCGCTTCATATCCACCCTCGCCCAAGCCGTACGTTTTCTGGACGCGCGTCTCATGGTTGGCTTTCTGGCGACGCTTCAGTTCCGCTCGCCAGTGTGTCGCGCATCTCGGTCCCGGATGCGGTGCGGGGCGGGGCCTGTTCTTGGACATCGGCGGGCAGTCCTTGCAGGTCTTTCTTTTCATCGCACTCCTGAAAGTCCGGATGCGGTTCCCCGCAACAGATACACCATACGTAGGTGACCACCCGAGATGCAGCCATGGCTACATTCGACCAGACGTGTGTGCCTCCGTCAGCTCTGCGCTCACACACGACACCTCCCGGTCAGTTGCGTTCGGCGGCAAGCTTCCCGAGAACTTCACGCTTGTCGGTCTGGAATCGTTCGGACTCTCGCAGCGAGGGGCATAGGTACTCGGCCAGTTCGAAAGAGCACGCCCCGCAAAGGGAGTGCTTGACAGGCTCCTCGATCATGGCACTGTAGATCACGATCTGCATACTGACGAGCACGGCCATACCGCTGGCTATCTCCGTCTTGCAGTGATCACATGTCATCGCGTTCTCCCGTCTGGACGGGGGCGGGTTATGGGGATGGACTGAATGCCACCCCCGGCGATCCAGTGGTCTTCCCAGTGTCGGGCGTAAACGTTGATGTGCCGCGACAGTCCAAGCTGAGTACGATACTCGTTACCGCAGATGATGCAGCGCCACGGCTTAACATCGGACATCTATCGCCCCTGAAAGTCAGAGCGCGCCCGCTTGAACGTGTAGCCCTTGGCCTCGAACTGTCGCTTGCGGTCGTTGCTCAGCAGGACCACCCCGAGGTTCTTGCCGTTGGGGTCAAAGGCTGTCCAGCGGCTGTACACCTTCATGTCGCGAGGGTCCGGAACCTCATCACTCATGCTCGACTCCTTGTCTAGCGCCTTGAAGATACGGATAGCGAGGGGCCTTAGTGATACGACCAGTACCACTAGGGCTGTACCCTCTATGGCGGGCCGACCAGCAGGTGAAGCATGCTCGGGCATGACCGATGCTGTCCCACCCCGTGGCAGGGGCGTTCAGGCTCAGACAAGTGCACGCCGGGCGCACCTGACAGGGCTCCTGCTGGCCGTGCAGGGGGCAGTGGGTTACCTCCATAGGAACTCGAACAGAGCGTCTACGTGTCCGTCCTGCATGCCGCGCTTCTCTGCCATGTAGGCAGAGTTCGTACGGAGGATGTCTGTCAGCGCATACCGCGCACGCCCCGGCCGTACGTTCTGGGCCACGATGCCGTGCCACATGATCTGTTCGTCCATGTCAAGAGCCTGACGTTCCCAGTCGTCCGGGAGTCCGTGAGCCATGATGATTCATTCCTTGCATTCGTCGCATAGGGGGACGCCCGAGGGGCACCCTTCATACTCGTGACGGCATTCGTCGGAGCAGAACAGGTCGTCACCGTTCCGGGGGACGCTCTCACAGTTGCAGCAGGGGCTAGAGCCCAGTCCGCAGCCCCCGCTGTAGTCGAGGAAGCTCATGGTGCGCAACTTTCCGTTCATGTCAAGTGAGGGGATACGAAAAGGCCCCCCGCCGGAGCGGGGGGTCAGGGTTCATGCGGAGGGGGTGAGCTGCGCCGTCTCGTCAATCACCAGCGCCCACCCGCCCAGTATGAGGGCGGGGCGGTGAGCGGCGTTGTGGTGGGCACAGAACATGAGCGTCGCCGTGGCAAGGTTCTGCCACAGCGTGTACGCCTGAGCGCTGCAACGGTCGCAGCGGTCCGTGGCTCGCAGGCGGGGAAGATTCGTCATCACACCGCTCCAATCTCGTCGTTCAGAACATCGCCCAGGGCGGTGCGGATGCGGGATTGGTGGCGGCTTGTCGTGACGCTGTACTTTTCGTCCGGCATGTGCCAGCCATCTTCATTGTGCCATGCGATTGGGGTGCCGTAGCTGTACACCACGTAGTCAGCTTTGCGCACGCTAACCAGGTGCTCACGAGAGAGGCGCCCGGGGGAGATCCACGGAGCCTCACGCAAGCCGTACAGGTTGCCGCTTGTCTTGAACGGCTCGCGGGCCAGCAGTACGGGGCGGAACTCCCACCACGGGGTACGGGTTGTGAGCTTGATCGGGGTCATGATCACTCCTGTGAGGGGACAGGAAGAGGGCCGGGTGCCGCTAGGCGGGTCGGCCTTTGGGAGGCGGCGGGCCAACGGCACCCGAGCTTATGGGTGGACGGCGTAGACGGGGTGCGGCCATCCCTGACATTCGCCGGGATAGCCGCACTCGCTACCGTCACAGTGGCCGGTGAAGCAGTGCCACGTATCAAGGGGGTCGCAGCCGTCCTGACAGCCGCGACACGTAGGGGCGGCGGCGTAGCTCGGCTGTCCACAGCAGTTGCAGTCAGGCATGCTGTTCCCTCACGAGACGGGGGAAGCACATCCATGCGGGCCAGTAACGTCCGTGCCGGTCACGCCACGGGTATTTCTCCTGAGCGTCCGGCCGGTACATGACTCGCTTGCCGTGGCCGCCGACGATGATGACGCGCTTTCGCTGGGCGGCCATGATCAGCTCGTTGTCCGTCATGCGGGCACCCATCCATTGCGATTAACGCAAGCGTGGACAGCAGCACGGAAGAACTCAGTACCAGCCTCATCACGGAAGCCCTGATCGTCCTCAAGGTAGTGGACAAGCTCCAGAAGCTCCCTGGGGTGGGCGGTTTCCAGTTCCAGTCGGAACGCCTTCTCTATCTCGCGACTGGTCATCGCGAACCATCTTCTTCCATGGAAGTGGGCTTAGTGCTGGGAGGCACCTTGCTCGGCGTGGTGGCTGTGCGCTTCATAGTCGTCACGCGGAGCCGGGGGGAACGAGGTGGCGCGTATGTGTTCGCGTACCTCGCGGGCGATGCGATCGAACTCCTGTGTGGTCACTGTGATCACCTTCTTAGAAGTGAGGGGCGTTGATCTGTGACCAGCGGCCGGGGCGGGAGTCGAACCCGCCGTCTGCGCCCAACCCGGGCAGCCGATGAGGGGGTACCAGCGTCCGGGTGGTGAAGGAGAGAGCTTCAACAGTGACCCCGGCCACGACAGCCAGGGTTTGTACTAAGATCATCTTAGGCGACACGTCCGGTACGGCTTACCAGTACCCCCCGAACCCAACTGCCCAGGAAAGCCAGTTGGGGAATATATGGGTTGCAGCGTCTCGCGCGCTTGCTGCGTCAACGCTGCTTGATTCACTGGGCCTAGCGGGTCCTCCGCCTCTCGCCCTGTGTGCTAGGCGGGTCACCCTCCGAGGCTTAGCTACCTGCACATTGTCCGGTGATCTAGCGACCGGCACCTTAGATGCTCTTGTCAATGATCTCTGTCCGGTATGCCCGGTTCCTTCTATGACTCAATCGTGCGCCTGATTTGCGTGTGACGCAAGCCCTACTGCGGGGTAAGTTCTCATGATTCTTTGTCGTCAACTCAGGCTTGCGGTAGGCACAGCGCGCCACGCGGGCGGCAAACATGCACCTCGGGGGCGTTTGACCCTTGACGTAACGGTTACGCGGGCCGCATGGTGAAACCGGAGCTTGACAAATCGGACAAAGGAGTGTGAGGTGTACTAAATGGATCAGGCGAATCGAGACGCAACGTTTGCTCGATGGCTGGACCTGACCATGGAAAACAGGGGAATATCTGGCCGTGGCCTTGCAAAGCGCATCAGGGTTCACGACTCGGCAGTTAGTCGCTGGCGCTCAGGGGAACAGGGTCCAAGCCTCGACACTGTTATGCGGATCGCCCGCGCACTGAACGTTGATGGCATCAGACTCGCCGTAACGGCGGGACTGCTAAGCAGCGAAGAGGCCGGACGCCTACCGCTCCCCATGCCCGAGCCGACAGCACGCCGGAAGTCGATCAAGAGGCAGATCGCCCGCATCCGAGGACTGACGGATCAGGAGAAGCAACACCTCATGGAAGCCTATGACGAGCGGATAGCTCAAGATACGCAAGGGGAGATAGGAGCATAATGATCAAGGAGGAATGGCGCCGCACGATCACCGTAGTCCTGACCTATTCAGGCTGGGGCGGGGCCTTCGGACTCAGTCTATGGATGACGCTGTCCGGTAGGTCGGGCGACGACGGCTGGCGGTTGCTGGTCATCGTGTTTGTCGGTATCGCCATAGCGGCGGGAGCGGCACTGGGACGTATCCGATTGACCGAAGCGATACTTGGCGCCTTCAGGGCCGGTATGGATACAGCCAATGAGCGATTGGAACATGTAGCCAAGGAGGCCGTCGAGGAAATCAAGCATGACACCAACGGGGCAAGTCCTGGAGACGCAACCACAAAAAGCCCCCCGCCTGACATGTAGTCAAGCGGGGGACCGCGACGGCTTATTTATCAGGCGCCTTGCGTAGCCATGCTGGCAGGCGCGACTCAACGATGGGAGAGTTGAAGACGCGCACAACCCCTGCGGATGCAGCAAGTAGCGTAGCTACGCCTGGCGTGGATACCGGGTCCACGCCCAGACCGGCGATGATGACAGGCATGGCCGCCGCCAGCGTGATGGCGAACTGGACAACGGAACGCAGCGTTCGCCTGCCCGAATCGTCCGGCCTCTTGTGACGTGCCATTAGGTCACCTTCAGCCCCAGCCAGCCAAGCGTAGTCTTGCCGACAATCCCGTCTGCGTCAGAGCCGGTGAAGCCCTGCGCCTTCTGGGCGGCCTTGACGGCGGCCTTGGTCTGGTTGCCATAGTAGCCAGTAGCGCCCGATGGGATGCTGAACCCCTTTGCTATCAGACGCAGTTGCATCCTCTTGGTGTCACCGCTACTGAGTCCGTAGCGGATGTGTGACATCCGTACGGTCGGCGGGCCGGGCTTAGGGGCCGGGGGTTTGGCTGCTGGCATCTTGAGAACCTGCCCAACGCTGATCTTGTTCGGGTCCTTGAGTTCGTTGAGCAGCGCGATCTCGCGCCACACCGTGTGATGGTCCTTGGCGATAGCGGACAGCGTGTCGCCCGACTTGACCACGTACTCATCCGTCTTGGGTTCCGGCACAGGTACGGGCTCTGGTTCGGTCTCGACGTACTTGGGACGCCCATAGCCCGCGATGGTGGCAGCGGTCCGCACCCGGCGAGCGCACACGTCATCCGTGTTGCCCTCGATGGTGTAGACCTTATCACCGTCCACCTTCTCGACAACGCCAACGTGATCGATACGGGACAGGTCATTCGTGCCCGTCCAGTCAAAGAACACGATGTCCCCGCGCTTGATGCCGCCCACGTCCACGTGCCACTGTTCTTTTGAACGGAACTTAGCGGCATGCGAGACCGTGTAGGCATAGTAGTTGTCAAAGCACACCGCGAGGCCGTTGTCCGAGTGGTACGCCCAGTACGTCACGGCAGCATTACACCAAGCGAAGTTGCCCTGATAGCCAGACAGGTTGACCTTCGTACGGTACCAAGCCTGAATCTTGTTGGGCTCGCCCATGCCCAGACTCTTCTTTGCCTCATCAAGCATGGCCTCAACGCCGCTCATGAGCCCTCCCCCCGAAAGAAACCAAAATCATCCGGCTCGCCGTACGCCTCGTGGAGAAGTTCTTCCTCGTTCTCGACCGTAGGCCCGTTGTCGGTGCGGCGGATGCACTTAGCCTGATCCGCCTGATTCATGTCCTCGTTGACAGGTCGGGGGTTGCCCATGCTGTCATCCTCACTTGATCGGTGGGTTGTTGGCGACAAACTCGGAGAGTCGCTGAACGGCCTCGCGATACTTCTGCTCCATCGCTGCCAGTTCACCTACACGACCCTCCAACTTGTTCCGGTTGGCCTCAAGTTCGCCAATTGCGGCCAGTTGACGGTCCCGTGCTGCGCGGATTTCCGCTTCGGCTTCCTGGGCGAGTTGTGCGTTGGCCTGCTGAGCCTCCGCTCGCGCTGCGGCCATGATGCGATCCGCTTGCACGTGCGCATCGCTGACCACGTCGTCAGCGGTCCTCTGGGCAAGCTCCAGAATGCGCACCGATGCCTGAGTGGGAGACTCGGGCGGGGGTTCGATGGGAATCGGGGGAAGGAAGTTCTGGGATTCGATCTTGCGCATCTCCGTGGTGCTACGTATCGCTGCGTCCTCTGCGCGCCTGAGCGCAGCTTCATAGTCCGCAGCGATCTGATCGAGGAAGTCGTCTACCTCGTTCTGGTCGTAGCCTTCACGGAGCCTGACGGCTGTGAACGTCTTGTCTTTGATGTCCTGAACTGTCAATGCCATTGCGGGTTTTCACTTCCGGTGCAGGTTAGATACTGACGCCATGTGAGCGCAGCCACTGGATAGGATCATTAGGGGACGGGTACTGGTTCGCTGAGTCGCGCACCTCGAAATGCAGGTGCGGCCCTGTGCTATTGCCCGTACTGCCCACCCTTCCGATGACCTGTCCAGTGGATACGGTGTCGCCCGGAACAACGCTCCGGGATGACATGTGCGCGTACAGCGTGTACTTCCCATCTGAGTGTCGGATGATCACATGGATACCGTATGAGGCACCCCCCGAGGATGCGACTACGGTACCCGCTCCGGCCGCCTTGATAGGCGTGCCGGAAGAGGCTGCGAAGTCGGCCCCCGTATGGAAACCTGAACTCCACATGCTACCGCGCGCCCCGTATGGAGTGGAGACGCGGGCCGCGACGGGCGCCACGTAGGCCGCACTGACGGGAGCGGGGGCCGCCTTGACCGGAATGGACGCGGCGGCCGGGGCAGCGCCGCCCTGGGGCCGTACAACGCCAGCCACGGTGCCGCCACGGGTTGACATTTTCGACCAGTTCACGCCGTGGTTCGGATGGCGCGACGCGGTGTCGATCAGGTCGGCGCCGCCGGGGCCGATCGGCCCCACATACAGGGCCACGTGATCCGCATATCCGCTGAACGAGTAAGCGACGATGTCACCGGGCTTGATCTGTGAGAGCGGCACGCGAGGCAGTCCGGCAAGCTGCGACTGAGATGTACGCGGGATGCGCACGCCAGCGGCGAGCCACGCCTGCGACGTAAGCCCCGAGCAGTCGAACCGCGTCGGCCCGTTCCCGCCCAGAAGGTACGGGGCATCGCTGATCTTGCTCTTGGCGTAGTTCACCGCCACCTGAGCAGCACTACTGGGCGCGGGCGGGGGCTTGGGAGTTGATGCCGGAGGCTTGGGAGCGGGCGGCGGGCTAGGCGGATCTGACGGCGTGGCAGGTTTTCCGCCGATGCCAGGTATCGACAGCCGCTGGCCGGGAAAAATGAGATTAGGATTGGAACCAATGATCGCTTTGTTGGCGTCATAGATCCTGGGCCACTCGGTAGCAGACCCGTATTCGGCTGAAGCGATCTTCGAGAGCCAATCGCCAACCCGCACAACATGAGTACTCGCGCCCGAATTCGAGTCGGGCGCGGGTGCCGTGGGGGGCTTAGGCGCCGGGGGCTTCGGCTTGGGGGTAGACGGAGTCACCTTACCGCCCAGGGTGTAAGAGACATCCTGAATGCCCTGTGAGCGCGGCACGCCCAGGGCGTCCCATGTCTCAGGCAGAAGGTCGATACCGATCCCCTTGGCCAGGGCTCCAGAGCCAGGGCCACGGTCCACGACGGGGGCCGTGACGCTCTTGCCGGTCTTCTTACTAGTGATAGTGACCTGTGTCCCGAAGGGGACGTTCCACAGCGCCACACCCTTGAGCGTCGGCGGCGTGTGCCCACCGTTCGCGAGAGGCTGCGGCTCTTCCGGTCCGCCGAAGTAGGTGGCCTTCGTATTGATCGTCTTGACCGCAGGCGCCGGAGGCTTCGGCTTGGCGGCGGGCGGCTTGGGCTTACTGGTCGTCACGCCAGGGTTCGGACTGCCCGCCGCGAGTCCCCCGCGCACTGAACAGACCGGCCAGGCGCCTGGCCCCTGGGGACGATTGCCGTTCCAGCCTTCATCAAGGACGCGCTCAGCGATGGTGATCTGCTGAGCTTTGGTGGCCATGTCGGCGCGTGGCGCGAACGCCGTACCGCCGTATGCCGCCCAGGTCTGATTGGTGAACTGGAGCCCACCATAGAACCCGTTGCCGGTGTTGATGCTCCAGTTGCCGCCGCTCTCGCACTGCGCAACCTTGTCCCAGGTCGCTACGGTAGCGGCATCTGCGGTCGTTGCCGAGACCAGGGGGAGCGATACTCCGCCCAGGGTGAAGCCTGCGGTCGCGGCGATCTTTCGTGACTTTCGTTCTTTCGGCTTGCTACGCCTACCCATTGGGAACCTCTTCCCGGAACACAGCGGTTATTTCGGCACGTTGTGCCGCCAGTTTACGAAACGCACGTACCTCCGCTGTTCAAGCGCGCGCGTTCCGGTCTTACAGGAAGTACTCGATGTTGTTGAACGAGATCCAGTCAGGCTGAGCCACCGCATACGTGTGCTGATGCTCAAGGTGGTGCGTGTGGCTACCAGCGCCCACGCTGAACGAGTGGGAGTGGCCACCCACGACACCATGTGCATGGTCGAGGTGGTTGGTCAGGGCCGTGTATGTCGTCCAGTCCTCGGGGTCTACGTATGACGTGGTCCCACTGTCGCTCACGCTGGACGCCGTGGTCTCCTCATCGCTGGAGTTGTTGTTCACCGCATAGGTGCGAGCGCCGCCGTCGATACTGACCTGTCCGTTCGTCGCAAAGATGATCTGAATTCCAACATCACCTCCACCGTACCCTCGCGCAGCAAGTACCTTACGCTCCACGCTCGGGCGTAGCTCCACGGGGAGTACGCCAGCAGCGATGATCGTTGTACCGCTGGACCGGTTGACGCGCCCCTTCCACTGCATCTTTGGGACGCCGTGGTCGTCAACGCGTCGGCATGCGAAGTCGTCGGCGTCAGTGAATCCGGAAGACAGGGCAGGCGACGTGAAAGAGCTTGCGCTCTCCGCGATGTGTCCAATGATCCAGATGTCCGCGCCTTGCTTACCGATCAGCACGGTCTGACCTACGGTCGGGCCGTAGCTATCGATGAACCGAACTCCCGAGATCTCTGTCGTATCGCCGGACAGTGTAACGCTTACCGTGGGCGGGGTTGCTGTACTGCTGATGGAGGCGATAACCCCTTTGCGGAACGTCGCCGGATCAAACGGGAATTCAGGCTTTTGGATCTCCATAGCAAGATCGCGGATCGCGCCGTCCTGTCCCGTACCTGCGCCCTGAGTCGCCTGATTGGCTTGCTGTGCGGCCGACTCCGGAGGTACGACAGGAGGCTCGGGAGGAGTGGTAGCAGGAGTGGTCATTCTTCCAGCGCCAATCTCTTCTGCCGCAGACGCAGGCCCTGAGTAGAACTCATGCTCAGCGGGATGTCGAACGCGTCCAGGATGTGGAGCCCGGCGACTCCGGATCGGGCACGCACAACCTCGATGATATCGCTCGCCTCATAAGAGGGGTTGACGACAGCGGTGATGGACAACTGTGAAGAAACGCCGAGGGATTGCTGCAATAGCGCCTGAGCGACGGCTGCCGCTTCCGCCTCTGTCTTGACGAGCTGGTCGGTGTGGAACATCGGCACCTCGCCGTAAGGGCCAAAGCGATACGTTGCCGAAGTCGGCTCCTCGTCCCACGCTTCAGCGCGTACCGCAGGAAGCTCATCCCCTGGCGATTCTCCCGTGACGACAACTCCGTTAAAGCCGGGCTCATCACTGAAGATTCGGGACAGGTCGGTCATGATGCACTGCTGACCCTCAATGTACGTGAAGTCAGGCGAGGGCAGAGCATCGATATCCACGGGGGGGGCGATGACCAGGATGCCGGACGCGTCAAAGTAGGCTTCACATGCGATAGCCGTAGCCAGCGTAGTGATGGCTTCCCAAGGATCGTCGCCCACATCGTGTACCCGAGGAGCCGTAGTAGTCAAGGTTGTTGAGATAGCGTCATACTCAACGCCCGGGAAGGTTCGCTCGGCGATCTCCTTGATAGCGGTAATCACGTTCGTCTGTTCAGGTATTACGTAGGGCTGAACAAACCTGTCCCTCGCCACCGTACGCGAGAGATCAAATCCCTCGATCTTGATCTCGGGCGAACCGCCAATCTTGTCCGTCACCGTGACCTTGGAGATACGGAACACGCCCAGGGGGTAGACCTCGGTCTCGCCCTCGGGGAACTCGTTCGTCTTGGCGTATCGCACGCCCCGGTACGGACGAATCTCCGTACCGTACGGGGTGAGTGGACTGTCCTGCCCCTTTGGCGCCAGTTCGCCCAGAGGGTCTACGCAGGTGATATCGCATGTGCGGCGGACCGCTGCGGTACGGTCCACCGACACTGTGCCATCAGTAGCAGGCAGGCGGATCACTTCCTGATTGGGAGCCTTTACCTCTACGTAGGAGTAGACCTCGTGTGAGCGACGTATCTCCTTGAGGAAGCGATCCGTTGCGCGTGGCATTCTACTCCTCCGGTGCTACCTGAACGAACGTGATCTTGACGAACCGAAGGGGATCAGTCCGTCGCTTTCCGGTGAGCTGAGTCTCTGACTCCAGGTCACCAACCGGACGAACCCACCAAGCGTTGTCCATGTCCGACTGAAGGTACAGAGTGCGGCCGGTCTTGAGGAGCTTCCGCAAAGCGGCGTACTCATCTCGATAGCAGATGACCGTAAGCTCTACGGCCTCACCCTTGTAGCCTTCAGTGAGGACCACGGGATAGCTCTCGCCGAGCGGCTGGAACACCGCCGACGTGTTGGTAGTACCAACAGTCAACGGCGCCGCCTTAACCCGTAGTTCAAGGTTGCTGCCCGGATTCTGAATATCCTTGAGCCACCAAGTGGACGCGGTGACGGACACCTCCATGCTCTCCGCACCATAGGGTGACACGAACTTGTCGCCCAAGAGTCCGTATGAGATGTTCCGCACCCGATACTTGCGGCTGACGAGCGGGATGATCGTGTGATCCATGTACTGAGACACGCCGGTAAGCGGATCGAACAGCGGCGGATTGGCCTTAAGTCCGGCAAGGTTCTGCCAGGGGCCATAGCCAGAGCCATCATCGTCCGCGTACTGAATCTCAGGGCCCGTCCACACAGGATGCTCGTCCCTGCCCGTACCGTTACGCCACACCAGCGACTCGCCCAGTGAGACGGAGACGCGGTCAAAGTTGACCTGATCATTGAGAGCGCGGTCAACTGCGGACACGATCGGCCGAATGCGGGTAGTGCCAGTCGGCAGGTCGAACACCGCTGCGGACTTCACCCATGTCGTCGTCTCGAACGGTGCCCCTTCCGCTATCTGCGACGAAATCAGCTCGTTAGCTCGGTAGCAGTCCAAGCGAAGGAAGGGAGTACCAGCCGCCGAGCCCAGGAAGGCCGCCGTCATGGTCACCTTGCCACCGGAAAGGCGCAACACCTCGGGATCGATGAGTGAGATATCGACCGTCTCGGTAGTCTGTGCGGCCACAACTCCCGCCGCAGCCGCCTGCCCTGGTCTCAGAATCCCGATCCAGGACGCCACACCATCGACAGAGGTGCCCGAGCCGGGCGTGAATTGCGCCGTGATGGACATGTTGCCGGTAGAAACGACGCCGTTAGAGTCGTATACGCCCATCGTCAGCCAGGGATCAGCGCTTCCGGTCGTGCCGTCCGTACGCTCAGTCTCGTTGGCTCCAGGGGGTGGCACCTGGGCAGGGTCCAGGCCCTTGATGACACCGATCCACGCTGCGGCAGAGAAGTAACTCTGGTTCAGCGTGGCCGATCGCGACGTATTGCCCGTGGAGATCGAACCGTTCGAGTCATAGATCGCCAGGGCAACATCCTCGTTGTTCTGGCGCACCACGTACTGATCGAACCGCTCTTTGTCAGTAGAGGCTGACCACGTGGGGGCATCGCTGGCAGAGGCTCCGAAGGCCGCTATGCGCCAAGACATTGAGTTGGTGTTGTTCACCGTGGCCGTGGTGATAGAGCTACCGGAGCCGCTCTGTGTGCCGTTCTCAGCGATGAACTGGTTGGCCGCCGTGTCACAGTTCCGGTAAGCCATAACCGTCGTGATGGTAGGCGTAGCAGAAAAGCTGAGAGATCCCGTCCAGGAGGTGGGCTCACTGCTTCCCGCCGTCCGCTTCAAGATGGCCAGAGTGTTGGCGTAAGAGTTGTCGGACTGGGCGATCTTCCTGACCAGTGTCCAGCCGGACGGGGGCGTGACGGTACCAATCTCATTACCGATCGAGATGAACGCGATCATCAGGTCGGCGGACTGGACACCTGACGGCCTGTTGATGGTATAGCTGGTTGAGCCGCTAGTGCCCTGAGACCACTTGGTGGCGGCGCCCACAAACTGAATTGGCGGGGCGCCAGCGGTGGATGGTGCATCCTTATTGGCTACCAGAGTGCCGCCGGTTGCATTATCCCGGAACGCGAACGCCGATACACGCCACGCGTTCGGGTCGGTGTTGCTGACCGTCGCCGTAGCTGACGTGAGCGCGCCCGTGACATCGGTACGAACGTTCTCAGCCACGAACTGCTCATCCGCCAGAGCGGCACCAGAGTAAGCGACCACAACCGCTCTACGCCTGGCCGCCGAAGCGCTTATGGCTCCCACCCATGTAGACGGATCGGCGGCCAAGCCGGTGCGCTTAAGCACCCACATGGCCACATCGTCGGTGTCATTGTCCAGAGAACCGGTGTTGACCAGAGTCCAGCCTGCTGGCGGATCGATTGTGCCAGCTTCAGTCGCCGTGACGAACGCCAGCAGGAGGTCCCCATCAACGACACCGGCAGGCTTGTTGAGTGTGTAATCAGTCCCCGTACTGGGTGACGAGAAGACCGTACCGATCGCCCTGAATCCCAGGGAGGCCGCGACGCCGGTATAGGCCATGCGGTTCATCTTTACGCCACTTGAGCCCGTTCCGGTAACCGCGACACGGCTCACGGTCGTTGCCAGGTTGGCCAGCGTCCAAGTGTTGCTCCCGGCCGGGTCGTCGCCCGTCGACACGTGCGAGGTGAGAAGGTTACGGCTCATGTGCCCGCCGTCGCTCCACGGCACGTCGGTCCCGTACATCAGCCCCACGTGGTCAACGTAGTGCGTCTCCGAAGCCACGACTGAGACGACCTCGCACTGCACCTTCGCATACACCGTTCCGAGGGGCGCGTCACCAGTGGCGGACGCTTCGGTCCAGGTAGTGGAAAGCGTAGTCGCAGTACCCGAAATGACACTGGACGGGATCTCCGCGAACGACTCATCATAGAACCGCGCATAGATGTTGACCGTACGTGAACCGGATGTCGCCTTGCGGAACTGCGCCCTGACCGTTACGGGCGTGCTGGGAGCGCACTCCACATAAGTACTCGTTGCAGACATGTTGCCCGAACCGGCACCAACCATCTGAAGTGCACCGACACCAGGCCCGTAAAAGGCCATAGTCGTCCGGCTCAGGGTCGCGTTCGTAGCGGTGTACTCGACGGGGTCGGCGGGCGATTCTAGACCGGCATGCCCCACGGACATGAGGTTGGACGCATCCCGGAACTGAAGGAACGCAGCCGAGTTGAACGTGTCAGGCACAACGGAGATGGTGGCCGCGCCAGAGCCAGCGCCGAACGCCCCATCCTCGATGGGGATGCCGGGCGCCGGACCCTGGACAGTAAACGTCTTGAACGCCCAGGGGCTATAGACGCCGAAGTTCGACTTGCCGCGTACATAGACGTAGTAGCTGTCAGGGTTGAGTGAGTCGGTCAGTGCGACAGCCTCGATCTCGCCCGCGACGGAACCCGCAATGATCGGCGCAGTCTTGTCCGGGTCGAATCCCGAAGCGTTCTTCTGGACGGCGGTGAAGATCTTGTAGTCCGCCGCCACCTGCTGATCGCCATCAGTCTGGTTGTACGTCCAAGTGATGGTCGGGGAAGGCGTGTTGACGGTACCAGTGGGGCCGGTGACCGTCAGGCTGGGCGAGTATCGGAAGTTCACGCGGCAATAGAACTTGTAGATGCGAACGTTGTCTGCCGCCATGCAGTACGAGAAAGCTCCGATAAGGAACTTGTTCAGGCGGTGTATGTCCCACTTGTTGCCGCGAGGGTCGCGCCTGAACGTTCCGATCTCGTACAGGGTAGGTGTCTGCGAAGGATAGATGGACCTTGTGTAGTAGCAGGATGTCTTGTCCTTGGACAGCACCTTGAACGAAATCGACCTCATGGATGAAGTCGTTTTCGCGACACGGGCAAACACGGTAACCGAGTCGATCTTCGCGCCCGAAGGAAGGCTGGTGATGTCCTGCGGGAACGCAAGCGTGAAAGAACCCTTGCTAGAAGGGTTCTTCACGTACGTCGAGTCGCTGTCATCGTCCAGGGCGTCAAACGCTTTGGTCGCCCCAACCACCGTCCAGCCCTGGTTCTGCCAGTCGGATGTAGGCAGAAGATCGATGGAAGCCATTTAGCCGCGCCTCCCTACTTTTTGCTGAAGCATCATGCGAAGCTTCGGAACGAGTTCACTCTCAAGGCGCTTGACTGCGTCCTGATCCATATTGCCCTGCACGGTGATAGGCAGGCTGAGATTCACTGCGCCGCAGTCATGATCACGACCCTCGTACTTGGCGTCGTTCCACGGTTTCGTCTCGCCGCCGCGCTGCCAACGACGATCGTGCTCATAACCCTTGTCGCCATGCGGCCACACCTTCTCGCCGCCACGGAAGCGCACCATCTCAGGCCCACGCTCACCGACCATGTGCCAGCCTCGCGTAGCTCCAGGCGTGCCCAGAGCGTACGGAGAGCCAGGCACGTTGCCGCCATACCGAGCCTGAATGTAGTTCGCCGCCGCCACCATGTTGGCCAGCGGGTCGAGAATGTTGTTCGGCAGCGACGGGTCACGGTACGCCGCGAACGTCGGCGGAATGACCTGCATCAGACCCTGAGACGGGATACCCGCCGCAGCGTTGCTGTCCGTCCGGTTGATGGCGTTCGGGTTACCGCCGGACTCTGCCGCCATCAGCGCCAGGAACGCGGGAAGCTGACTTGCCGACAGGCCAGCGATCTGGAGCGCCTGAGCGGCCAATGCAGACCACGCCTGAACGGACTGGGCACCGGCAACGGGCGCCGAGACGGCGGCCATTGCTTCGGCCTGCTTCTCCTTGTCCTTATTGATCAAGAAGTCGATAGTGCCCTGGACAGCCTTCTTGCCCATGCCGACCATGATCTTGCCAAAGTTGCCAGCACCGATATCCAAATTGCCGAGAAGCTTGAACGCCCAGTCAAACGCTTCCTTGAACGGGCCAGCACCGATCAGGCCCAGCAGCATTTTGCCTAGGCCCTTGAGGTTGCCGCCGGGGATGATAGCGCCCAGGACACCGCCGATGGCCATGTTCAGGGCGTCGCCCAGGTTGTCGCCAGGGGTGAGGTCGGGGCCGAAGTCAGGACCGATGCCCGTACCGAACAGGCCGCCGCCGTCATCGTCGCCGATGTTGAGTTCCAGCACTCCCGCGAACGCCTGGCTCAGACTCTTGCCCTGGGCGATGTCCGACAGAATCTTACCGATCTTCTTCAGGATCGGCTGAAGGAGACTCAGGATTCCGCCACCACCACCGCCGCCCACGCCGAGGCCCGTGCCACCCGCCTTGAAGCTCGCCACCTGAGCGGCGGCGGCCGGGGACAGGTCCGGGTGGGACATCAGAACGGCGTGAATGTGCGGAGACATGCCCTGCTCAGGACCGCGCATCCATGCCGCGAAACCGGCGTTGATCAGCGCTTGCAGATACGCCGCATTCGGAACGATGTCGATCACGCCGCCACGGTCATGCGTGCCCGCACTAGCCGCCACGCCCGGGTTGTACTCCGGCTGAATGATCGCACTGGCCGGGACTCCCGCACGCGCAAGAGCGGCAAGAGTGATGCCGCCCATGGCGAACGACTGGAGAGTTGAATTCAGGCCGCCCGGGACAACGCCACCTTCGGCATACCGCTGCATACCAGCGTTATTGCCCTTGCGGTCCCGTCCGTGACTCCTCTTGTTCCAGCGCCTGTTGCGCCATCCGCCTGTCGGGCCACCCTTTCGGCCCGCCCGACCCTTGCTGTAGTGGTAGTTGGCGGAATGGACAAAGCCGGGACCGCCAAGTCCCTTGACAGCTTCGGGAACCAGGACGCCCTCGCCCGGAGACAGGACCGCAGGAACACGATCCTTACCGGGAGCATAGCCCGGCACCGTACCACCGTGAGCGAAGGCCACGGGCGGCTTGCCCGCGATACCGCCGTACTCGAACCCGATGACACCACCCTCGGCCAGAGCCGGGATGGCTGAGATGCTAACGTTGATGTTCAGGAAGTCGGCGACCTTATTAAAGCCGCCAGTAACCTTGTTGATGAACCCAATGACAGCATTGATTGCAGCCTTGATGACGCTCTTGATCTTTTCCCAGATATCACTAGCGATATCCCTGACGGCGTTCCAGCCATTCGACCAGGACGTACGGAAAGCTGCGATGAAGGCGTTCCAAGTATCCTGAACGCCCTTCGTGAAGGCATTCCACAAACCTCTGATCGCGGTCCAGACAGTATCCGCAACGTTCTTGACGAAATTCCAGCCGTTGGACCAGGACGTACGGAAGGCAGCAATGAAGGCATTCCAAATGTTCTGGATCGCTTGAGTGAAAGCAGTCCAAGCTGCCTTCAACGCGTTCCAGATTGTCTCGGCTGCCGTTTTGACAAAGTTCCAGCCGTTCTGCCAGGACGTACGGAAGGCCGCTATGAACGTGTTCCAGATGTTCTGAACTGCCGTCACGAATGCCTGCCATGCGGCTTGCAATGCAGTCCAGATAGCCCTTGCTGCGGTGCTGACAGCGTTCCAGGCCGCGTTCCAGGCCGCCGAGAAGGCGGACGAGAAGGTGCTCCAGGCTGTCTGCATGGCGGTCATGAACGCCTGCCAAGCGACTTGCAGTGCAGTCCAGATAGCCCTTGCTGCCGTACTCAGAGCGTTCCAGACGGCGTTCCAGGCCGCCGACAGAGCCCCCGATACAGCTGTCCAGATGGTCTGAAGAGCCGTAATAAAAGCGTTCCAGGCAACCTGCATAGCTGTCCAAATAGCCTGAGCCGAAACTCGCATGGCGTTCCAAACAGCGTTCCAGGCGGCGGACAGGGCGGAACTAACGGTAACCCAAACGACCTGAAGGGCCATGATGAAAGCGCTCCACGCTACCTGCATGCCCGTCCAGATCGTACGGGCGACCGTAGCTATGGCGTTCCAGACAGCGTTCCAGGCTGTAACCAGGGCCGTAGACACAGTAGTCCAGACGAGCTGAAGTGCCATGATGAAGGCACTCCAGGCTACCTGCATCCCTGTCCAGATCGTCCTAGCTACAAGGGCTATGGCGTTCCAGACAGCGTTCCAGGCCGTAACTAGGGCCGTGGACACGGTAGTCCAGACGAGCTGAAGCGCCATGATGAACGCTTGCCATCCGACCTGCATGGCCGTCCAGACGAAACGCGCCACTGCGAGCATGGCGTTCCAGATGGTACTCCAGTTCAGCGCGAGGAGAGCGAGCACGCCGATCGGCCCCATGAGCAGAAGCGTAAGCTGCCCCAGACCTTGTGTCAGGAAGTTCCACACGGCCATGGCGACCGTCTTGATGAAGTTCCAGGCGTAGGTCCAAGCGGTCTGAAACCACGTGGTCTTCGTGGCGATCAGGACGATAGCAGTCACCAGAGCCGCGATCGCGATAACGATAACGCCTATCGGAGAAGCTGCGAACACAAAGTTCAAAACAGCCCAAGCCAACCTGAGTTGCGTCACCGCGATCGTCACGAGTCGAATGACCAGCAAGCCTAGGATCGCAGCCTTCCAGGCCACGAACCCTATGACGATCGCCTGAATCCAGCCCGGCGGAAGTGCGGCCACGATGCGCAGGAGCGTTGTCGCCAGCCCGAGAGACAGCGGCCCCAGGCCAGACATAGCCCTGAGCACGTTCCCCAGGGCCGCAACGAGCGCCTTGAAGAACTCCCTTACTGGGCCAGAGCTTTCCTTTACCTTCTCCAAGAATCTGGCAAATCCCCCGCCTTCAGCCCACGCTCGCATCGCTGCTGCGCCGTCGCGAAGGGATTTGGACACACTTACGCTCAACGGGAGGAAGGTGCGGAACCCTATCCCTAGTGTCGCTAGAACGTCCCTGCCTGCCGCAATCAGGTTGCGGAGCGCGGGCACACCGAACTTGATCACGTTGTCGATGAATCGCTGGAATCCGTTGTCGCGCCCCATCCATGACCGGAAAGCCTCTGCCACCTTGAGGATTTCAGGATGCACCGCCCTGACGAGCGGAGTCATCTTGCCTAGGCCGGTAGTCAGTCCCTGGACCGCCACCGTGGCAGTCTTGAGCGTCATGCCCTCGGTTGACTTAATGAAGCCGGTCCAGGCGCTTTTCATGCCGTTGACGCTACGCACGAACGTCGTCTGGACAGGGCTCAACTTCTGTCCGGCTTTGGCCATTTCGAGAGTGCGCTCAATGGCACCCTTGGCAGCCAGGCCGTAGGCCCCAAGCGCCGCACCGGTCGTGACGGCCATGGCCGCCGACGCCGCGCCAACTCCCGCAAGAGCGGTGCTGATTGGAATCAGGGCGGGAGTCAACGCGACGGCGGCAGTGATAAGCGGCTGGAACCTAGCGGCAGTTGCGATCAGAGCTTTCTCGTTGCGCTCAAGAGTAGTGCTCAGGTCGTTGATGTCGCGACGAGCAGCACGCACGCCTGCGGCGTTGTAGTGGCTGAAGATGTTAAAGCCGAGGCTGGTGATCGTAGCCACTACTCACTCCTCACTCGCTGCGGCCTTTTGCTCCGCTGCACGTCGTGCTCGTTTGTACATCTCGTGTGAACGCGGGTAGCGCTCCGCCTTTGGCACGGGGTTCTTCTTGCCCTTGCCCGTGAAGTTCGCCGCACCGAACATGTGATTGAAGTGCTGTTGCAACTCGTGCATTTGGGCCAGCAGTTCATCACGCCATTGGCTGCCGATGGGGCCGTTCTCTCGCTCGTAAGCAACCCACTCGCTGAACATGCGAGAACTCATACCGTCCAGCATCGCGTCCACGTCTGCGCAACCGAGGGCCAGGGCTAGTCGGAAGGCGAACTCCCGTTCTGGCCGCTGCCGAAACCCTCGGCCAGCTCCTCAACATCCTCGTCACTGAGCCCGTTCAGCTCGTTGCACTTCATGAACAGGCGCTGAAGGGCGGCAGCCGACTTCTCACCCAGGCGGGAAACGTCGCCGGAGTCGAACACGCGCTTACCGTCCTCGTCCACGATGCAGAGCGCGACAAGGCGGGCGCGGATGTTGGCGAGGTTCTGCTTCATCTTGTTGCCGCGCGTCTCGACCGTGGACGCCTCGAACGCGTCACGCTCCTTGGCGGTCAGCATACGCAGTCGAACGGAGCCACCCCATTCGGGGACCTCTACGTCCACCGTCTTGAGGTCGTCATAGTCAAGGATCTGATCCCTGTTGAGCAGTGCCACTGTTTTCTCCTTTTGCGGGTACGCGGGTATGCGGGTAGATGAAAAATGAAGGGAGGCAGGGGACCCGCACGCCCCTGCCCCCCAGTCTAGGTCAGCCCGATCTAGCGACAGTGTCCCGAGCATCTTCCAGAACATCCGTCAAGGCGTCCTGAATCGGAACCCTGCCGTCCTGGAATGTGTCGGTGAACCATGAGCCAGAGCCTCGCTGAGTAACCCACACGTCCCTGTTACCGAATACGGGGTGCCTCCATCCCTGCGGCCTGTCCAGACCGCGAGGAATGATCGCCTCGTTCGGCTGATTCATGGACGTAGTCACGCGCACAGTGGTCGTCGCCCCAGATCGCGTTGTCTCTGAATCCACGCCACGAGCCACCCTGGCCCGAAGGCCGGTTGAGCCCGCATGTCCACGAACTCGCATAGTACGTACGCGAGCTTTGGCCTCTTCAACAAGCGGCAATGACGCACCCTTGAGAGCCCTACCGAGACGCGCGTCCATGGTGGATTCAACTTCGCGCAGAGCCAGAGCCGTACGCAAGAACTCTGGCCCTGCAACGATCCAGATCGTCTGCTTACCAGCGGGCATGGCCTACGCGACGGCGCGGGCGATGCCAGACCTCTGGGCGGTGAAGGTGACCTCGGTCTCGGAGAGGTCGCCGACGTCACCGGCAAGGGGCTGGTACTCAAGCAGGATGCAGGTAGCGCTGTACTGCGGGTTGCTCGGGCCAACCGCAGCGGAAGTCGGGCGCACCTTAACGACGAACTCAAGCTCCTGATCCCAAAGGGGATAGAGCACGGCGTCGGTAGCGCCAGACGCGTAGTCCTGCTGGAAGTTCAGCTCAAACGAGTCGTCCTTGAGACCGTGAGCACGCTCACGGCCATCGCCACCGAAGTTGGTGGTGTCGATCTCATCCTTGGACAGGTTGACGGTAACCGAGGAGACGTGAGACGAGAAGTTCACGCCGTTGACCTCGATGTAGCAGTTTCTCAGGACAAGCTTAGCCATTTTCTAGCTCCTTAGGCCCAGTTGGCGCGAACGATAGCAACGGTGATACCCGCGTCCTGCGCACTCGTCGTAAGAGTGGCACGACCCGTACCGTCGTCGTATTCCTTACGCAGCGGAATCCACAGCTCCCCAATCGTGATTGGCAGCGACAGCGTCGGGTCAGGAGTTGCCTGACCGTACGACGTGCTACCAGGGACAGTGATTCCCACGTTGCAAACGGTTGAGGATGTGTTCTTGTACACCGCGAAAGTGTTGCGTCCGGAACCTATTTCAGCAGTGTCGGAAGCGGCGGCGGCCGTGAAGGTCGGCTTAGTGCCCGCGTCCACGATGTTGTATGTCGTCAGTGCGGCCATATCATTGACCTACCTTTCACTATGCCCAGTTGGCGCGAACGACAGCGACAGTAATGCCGGTAGCGCTCGTCATCGTAATAGTCGCCCTACCTGTGCCGTCGTCATATTCCTTGCGCATCGGAATCCACAGCTCTCCCGTAGTGGCCCCGATAGTCAGCACGGGGTTCGGTGTCGGCTGTCCATACGCCATGTTGCCAGGAACTACGACGGTTATGTCTTCGGTGGTCGCGTCCGTGTTCTTGTAGACCGCGAACGTGTTCCGCCCCGAACCGATCTCGACAGTGTCCGAAGTTGACGCCGCGCCGAAAGTAGGCTTGGTGCCAGCGTCCACGATGTTCTGAGTTGACAGTGCAGCCATGGCACCTAACCCCTTTCCTAGTAACCGTTCGTGCGAACGATCACCTTGATGATGGCGCCCACGTGCGATATGCGCGCCGTCTGGAACTCTCCGCCGTATCCGTCCATCCCACTAGCGAACGCATCAACGTCAGCTATGCCTAGGGTCGGGTTGTTGAAGAGCACTTCACGGACGCTGTTAGGCCCAGCGCCCGTGAGAAATTCGTCCAACTCCTCCTGAGAGCTGGTCGTATCGGATCGTCCGACGAGTATGTAAACATCGAACGTCCACTCGTCAGTGCCTCGCGCGAAGGCGACTGCCCAGTCCGCTTTGCGCGGCATGACTACTGCGGCAGGAACCTGGGCCACGTCGGCAACTCGCTCGTACACGCTCATCTCCGCCGCTACGCCGTCAGCGATAGCGTCAGCTAGAGCCTCGCGAATCTCGGTGAGGGTGGCCATCAGCCAACCTCCACACGGTTCTTGACGTAGGGCCCCAGCCTGTCCCGATTGATCTTCACGTCACGGACACGGATCACGTTGCCGAACTGATCACTACCAGCAACACCCAGCGGAGCATCCTTCATCTGGAACTGCTCCGCCGCGATAGCGAACGTAGCCATCCGGACAGGGTCCGGTACGGCGACCCACCCCCACTGGGCAGTGACCTCAAGGCGTGCTGTCCGACTGGTGTACCGATAGCACGGAAAGCGCCTACTGGCCGCAGCGCGAATCTCATTGAACGGCCAGTCGGGCATCCCGTCCTGGAGTCCACCGAATGGGTACAGCTCATAGTCCGTAGACGCCCATGTCGTCTCGAACGTCCCGTCGCCAGTCTCGTCCGTCTTGATAACCAACCCAGTTACGGTGTGGAAGTCATCAACGTAACTCCACATGCGGTTAGTTGGGACATAGATCCTGGCTGTGGCCGTCGCTGTCTTGTTGAACTGCCGACTACACAGCAACTCAACCTGCCGACTTGCGGAGTAGATGGCGTTCGTCAGAAGATCATCATACCGAACCTCGACATCCTTGATCTTCAGATAGTCCTTCATCTCCGCGAGGGTGACGTATGGATCGCCGATCGCCATCAGTGCCCTCCTTAGATCACGTGGCCGACTGCAACCCAAGCAGTGACAGTGGGACTCGTACCGCCAGACAGGGTACTCAGTCGCGCCCGGATATAGCGCACATGAGGCATGTATATACGGTCAGGAGTGCCGGAAATCTCTTCCCCATTCGTGACCGTGCTGGAAGCGTATCCCGTCGCCGAAAGAGAAGTCACTCCAGTGCCGAACCAGTTAACCCCGTCCAGGGAGCCCATGATTGTCACTTGAGCCGCTGTCGGGCTACCGGTAGTGAAGTGGTGCACCGTATACTCGTTCGACACTCCGCCGAGATCTATCGACGTACCGTCAGTCCCAGATTCTGTCGCTGTGTCAAGGGACTTGAACGGCAACACTGACTTAGCCTGAGATACGGCAACCTCACACATCAGCATCACCCTTCGGCTCGTCGTCAGCCTTCTTGGGCCTGGGCAGCGAAAGCGAGCGACGCTCCCCAGGTGCCGCAGTCGCTTGTTCCACGTCGTAGTGCACATGCAGCGGTTCGAACATGGCGCCATGCTCCTTCAGGAGTGCGTGACCCTTGCGAACAATGGTTACGCCCTTCCGAAGCATCACGCGCTCACCGTTCACAGACACGAGAGCGTTAGTGTTGCAAACATACAGATCAACGGAAGCCATGTGGCATCAGCCCATCTCAGCCGAAGCTGAATAGGTGAACGACGGCGTAGTGCCACCAACAACCGAACGCGTCCGAAGGTACTGCACCGCCGGGAACACGCCTCGCACCGTAGCCGCCCCAGTGAAGTTGCTGGGCGCTGTACCGACAGAACCAACACGGTAGCCGTTAGCGCCGATCGTGCCCAGCTCGAACCACGTGCTTGAGTCGTTGGACCCCTCCACGACGACTGTCATCGTAGGAGTTGTGCCAGACGCAGCAGTTACAGCTACCGTAACGACAGCCACGGAAGCAAGCTTGGTATTCAGAACGCCATGCGTAGTGGACGATGTCTCTGCGGCCGAACTCTTCGTAACTCCAAGCGAGCCACGCCGACGACCAGAGCTAGAGAAGTAACCCATTTTCTCAACACCCTTTCTGGGCGATGGTTCGCCCGCGAGTAAGAGGCGCGACGCAAAGGTAATGAACCGAAGCGTCGCGCCTCTAGTAATGCGAAAGCTTACGCCTTGACCTTCAGCACACGGAACGCGCCGTCAACCAGCACCTTGGAGCTGTTACGCCACACGGCAAGCAGTCCACGCTGACCGGACGGGCGGTTGTTGGCCGTAGCGAACAGGTGGGGAACAAGCTCCACCTGCATACCGACGCGGTCCACAATCAGGAACTGCTGAAAGTCGCCAAGCAGCAGAAGCTTGGTGCCAGACGCCACAGAATATGCCGCCATCTCCGAAGCCTCGAACGCCTGGTAGCCGATAAGCTGCGGAGGCGTCCCATCCGAGAAGCGCGCCCACATCTCCGGACCGTCAGTTGACGCAAGCTGCCTAATGGTGTTGTACATCGACTTGTTGGCAAGGAACTTGGCGTTCCGGCGCCACCTGGGCGGAAGCGCATCGTCCAGGGCGTACACATCCCCGGCCGCGAAAGAGAGCGAGCCAGCCGTTTCTACCTCACTACCGGCACCCAGGCCCGCGACAACACCCTCGGGGAACACGGTCGTACCAACGCCGTTCACAAACGCGTCGGCCTCTTCTGTGGCCTTGGCGTCCGTCAGAAGGCGGCCCATCTCAGCCCGCATCTGCGACCAGTCCTGGTCGATCTCGAACGAGAACGGGATGAAGCCGGTAACCCTGGTCGGGGTGACCTCGGGCTGGACCAGCGTGGGCTCATTCAGCCCAACCTCTGCCGCCTCCGCCGAACGGGACACGGTAATGCCAGCGGAGCTAACACCCTGCCAGGTCTTACCGACAATCTGCTCAACCCGAGAGATCGAGCGCAGCGGGTCAACGACGCCATCCGAAGTCAGAATGACCGTGGGGTCAAGCTGATACGGAACAGCGAACCCGCCAGTAGCACCCGCGCCAACAGCAAGCGCAGCACGCTCTTCGCTGGTCAGGGTATTGGTGCTGAGCGTCAGCATGGCCTTGCCGAACGCACGGTCATAGACCGGCGAACCAGTCGCCAGGATACGGCGGGCAAGCGTGCCGTCCTTGTCGTCCACGTTGTCCAGCAGGCGGGCCACAGACTCCTGTGCCGCCTCGCGGGAGGTGCTACCGGGGAAGCGGGCCTGCTCCACGGCGCGCATGGCGTTGTCACGGTACAGCATGCCAAGCTCGTCAACGGAGCGGGCCTGCGACCGGATCTCGCCCAGGTCGTAGATGTTGCTAGGGCGACGCACGCTGCGAGAGGACGACTTCCGCACGGGGCGGTCGAGGTTGCTCTCGTCACCAGCAAGCGACTTCAGCTCAGCGGCGCGCTCAGTAGCAGCGATGATCGCGTCGTCGTGCTCCAGGTACTCCTTGCGAAGACTGTTCCACTCGCCCTGAGTCTCCTCGGGAAGGGTGGCACCGCTGAACTCGCGGTCGATCTCAGCAAGGCGAGACTTGATCTCGCTCTGGCGAGACACCCTCTCCTCAACCGTCATAGGCTCATTCATGGGGACACTTTCCTTTCGTGTCTCGTTAGTTTCTGTTTCTACGTGTCCCGATGAGGTGCCCTCGCGGGCGGCGTCCTCGGGGTTCTCACCTTCGGGGGAGGTGCCCTCTTGGGCGGCGTCCCCTTCTGGAAGTTCTGTGGTTGCGTCAGCCGCCTTCTCGTCGTCCATCTGGACGTTGTACTTCTTGAGCGCGGCCTTGATCTTTCCCTTGATCTTGGCAAGCTGCTCAGGCGTGTACTTAGCGGCGTTCTTCGGCATGTTGATGTAGGACCAGGCGGCCTTGCAGTGATCCTCGCTGTCCAGGGGATAGCGCTTCTTGCCGTCCTTCTGGTAACCGGGGTCGGCGTAAGTCACGTCGCCATAGGGCTTCTTGGGATCGTCGGCTCGCTCGTCGTCATCCGCTTCAGCCGTCCGCCGGTACTCGTCCAGCAGCGCCTCGCGGTCCTCTTCAGTGATGGACCGAACGCCGACACTCGTCTCGGCATACGCCGGGAAGACGACAGGGCCAGCCTCGAACAGTTCAACCTCGCGGATGGTACGGGCCAGAGGGCCGCGCTCCCCCGCATCCCAGAGCAGCCGTCCAAGCTCCTCGTCCCGCACGGAGTTTCCGTCGATGTCATGCCAGGCGTCGCGAACTACCCTGAAACGAAAGGACATGCCCGAAATTGCTCCGCCTTCAATTGCCTGGCGAATGGGCTCTACGACGTCGTTTGGGAAAAGTCGTGCCGAGACGAACAGACCTTGCTCGTCCTCTCGGATGGACTCAAACCGGCCTATCGGGATACTGCCCGTCCGTACGTCGTGTCCGTGATCAAACTGGAGAACGGGCGTACGCTCTGTGATGGTCTTCGCGAAGGCGCCCCGCGCAATACGTTCCGTGAATCTTCCCTCGTGAGAGTTGATCTCCGTAGGGGTGTCGAAAACGGCGGCGTAACCCTCAAGGGTCCTGCCGTCCCCGCTCGCTCGCTCTTCTGAAGTTACAGGCGTGAAGTCAACTGCCCGCAGGCAGAGGCGATTGGGTTTCATCTGTCATCCTCCTTTGGCTGCGGGCTTCATTTATCAGCTCTGGGTAGGCGTCAATGACCCACTGCGCAAGGTCAATCGCCCGTTGGCCGCAAGGCTGCGGCACGCACCACAACTCCAGGTTCTCTGGACGATTGTCGTGTCGAACGCCATTTTTGTGATAATGCATCGGACACCACCCCTGGGCCTGAACCGCCTTAGTACACCCGTCAGGATGCTTACATATTTTCATGCGCTAATCTCCTGCGGGCTTGCTAGGGCCGGGCTTCGGTGTTGGCTTCGGGGCTGTCGGCTTGGGCGCCCCTGCTGCTGGCTTGACTGGCGCTGGCTGCGCCCCTGGGGCGCCAGGCTTCGGCGCGGCGGGCTGACCGCCCTCGGGGAGCGGCGGTTGAAGCTGAACCGAGAACAGGCCGGTATGCTTGAGCAGTCGCCAATCCTCTTTCAGGACCGCCTCGACAACCGAGTCTGGCGTGTATCCATCCTGGACAAGCTTGGCGATCGTGGACGCTTCCTGCGCCTGGATCTCTGACAAGTCCTTACGGTCCTCGCGCAGGAATGGAATGTCGCGGTCGTCGTACCAGAGTCGCGAGTCCGGGGGTAGTAGAATGATCGGCTCATACGCCGCGCATATGGATCGCCACAGCGGGCGGAGCGTGCCGTCCGCGAACGCGTCCTTGGCCGCCTTGAAGTTGCCCGCGTTGAGAGACGATCCCTGCATACCTTCGGACAGTCCGACGATGACCGGATGCACTCGGGCGGCGGCGGCGATGCGGGTTTCTCCCGCGCCCTGTGTGACCTTGAAATCCATCTGCTGGAGGTCTGTGCCGACCACTGTAACGTCGGCGCCTCCACCCAGGTACAGGGTTTCGTACGCGTGCTCTACGCCGTGCTTGCCCTCGTTCATGGCTTGCATGAACTTCCGGAACTGTTCCTCGGTCACCGTCTCCTTGAAGGAAACCGCAAGGTTCGGAGTGGCGGCATTCTCAAAGAACTTGCCCTTGTGCTCTGTTGCGGCCTTGTCTGACGTGATCTCCCGGATAACCGGGGTAATCCAACTCATCCCACGATACTGGGCAGTTGGGTCGGGGATCGGCGCCCAGTGGGCAATCCGGCCCTGAGAACCGTCGATAGGGTAGAGCTTCCAAAGGTCCTTGTCCTGCGTGTTCCCTGGCCGGTACAGGTAGCCAGCCACGTCCGTCTCCACCGCGTCCTCGGGAGGGGCGGTCAGGATAATGTCCGTCCAGTCGGGACGCAGGCGCCGGATGCGGGGGCCGTTGCGAACGATATAGTGGTTGCCTGCAAGGTCAGCGTCCTGCAAAGCCCGCGAAAGAAGCTCTCCCGTAGTGCCGTTGGGCCAGGGGTGCTCAAGGACTCGAAGATCGTTATTGCCGAACAGGTCTCCTGGGCGTCCGGCCCGAAGGCGCTGAAACTGAAAGCGCGCCTCGCTGAAGATCATCTGACGGGCGGTGATGCACGCGAACACGACCCCATCGGACTTGTAGGCCCCAGCTACGTAGCCCTCGAAACTGTTCCCGATCTCCTCGACGTTGCGCCCGCGCCCAACGCCCGTGATCGGATATCCCATGCCCTGATAGCCGAACCACTGTTCGGCCCAATCGTCAACCGACAGGCGCTCTTCCATCTTGGGTGGCTGTGAGCGGCCGAAGAGGTTTGACCAGATGTTAGGCATCGTCGTCGCCCTCCTTCATATTCAGCACGCTCACCATGACAAACAGAACAAGTCCGGCACCCGCGAGACCGTACTGCCCGAACTGCCATACAGCAGCAGCGGACAGCATCGCGTACGCGATAGCCAGAGCCAACAGCGCTTCATGTCTCTTCATTCAGCGCCTCACAATCCAGGGCTCGGCGGACTTCGGCTTCTCAAGAACCATCTTCCGATGTCCCCAGATTGCGATCGTCGCGGAGACGAGCGGCGAGATATCGACCGTCGAACTCCGCTTATCCCAAGCCCACATGTCGGAAACGACTCGCGTGTCCGCCCCGGCGAGGGCCGCGTTGAGCGGCGGCTGGCCCTTGTGGACCACGTCGGGATCGTTTCCCTTGCGGGGCACTATCGATGAAACAAACGATCCGCACGCCTCCGCATACTCGCGGGTGATAGGACTGAGAACCGTGATCCCAGCGTCCTCAAGAGGGCCGATGAAACCGCTCGCCTGCTGACCTTTATCAATGACGACGGCTGCGATCTTGTTGTTTCGGCAGATCTCTTTGACTCGGGGTACCACCCACTGCGTACCTGGACGGTGATCGTAACGATCTTCTGTAGACGTGATCTCGACATGAATCTCGCCCTCGTCGTTCTTTCCGGCCGCTGCGATACACGAGAACTTGCGATCAGGCGTCGTATCTACGGCCAGCACTAGATGCTCATCATCGACTATGTCGGAGAGTTCGTCAGCTCTTGCCATCCATGCGTCTTCGCTGATGACCGACCACTGATCACCCTCGACCGGCCACGTGCCCACGCCCAGGCGCTCTCTGGCGAACGTCTCGTCGTCCATGGAATGGAACTCAGCCTGAACATGCTCCGCGCTGATTCGAATACCCAGGGCGGGATTGGCCTTAGCCCAGGATTCGAGCGTGTCCGGCTTGTCGTGATCCGTGCAACCCGGAATGCAGAAGTCCGTACAGGCGTCGATTGACCATTCGCAGTAGAACAGCCGCTTGGCCCTATCCCCTCCCTTAAGGCCACGCTGTCGTACCGACCCAAGCTGCGTAGATTCCTTGTCACCAGCAGAACCCGTATACCAGATCTGCGAGTTGGGCCGCGCCGAAAGGACCGGCATTAGGGCGCCCACCTGGCCGGAGTTGAGGATCATCGCCTCATCCAGGATCAGGCAGTCGCCCGTGAAGCCACGCCCACCAACCTTGGTACGAGTAAAGAACTTGAGGCGCTGACCGTTCTTAAGGATAATCCCCTCTTCACCGTGAGAACGCGGCGTAGACTTGATCTCCTTCTCTAGGTCTGGGCAGCCTTCCAGCAGTTGCAGGATGCGCTCAAACGCTTCCTTGGATGTGGCGAACTGGTGAGCAGAGTGAATGATCAAACGCTCACCGAACAAGAACAGCCCGGCAAGCTCTCTAGCTTCCAGCAGCGAGCCCTTGCCATTCTGTCGGGACACGACCAACGCAACCTCGAACGCAGCCCACTTGCGCTGATGCTGGTCGAGTATCGGATTCCAGAACGTCTCCTCGCGCTGCGCGCACGCTTGTTCCATCACCCATATCTGCCATGGGTCAAGCTGAAGACCCGCCAGCTCCGAGAGGTCGGCCACTTCCCTGCCCAGGGAGCCCAGACTTGGCGGCACGTGCTGAAGTCTTGGGAGCTGATGACCCAATATTTCCTCGGATGAGTTCAAGCCTGCTCACCTCCCCTTGCTCCTTCGGGATTGCCGCTATGTCTTCCATGACTTTCGTCAAGCGAAGCACCAGCGCGGCGGTATCTCCCGTACGCAGCTTGGACATGTTGCACGAGTTGCATCGGTTGCCTTCAAGTTCATGGACAAGATAGTCGCGTATTGCTTCAAGCGCCCTGCGTTCATCCCCCGAACTCACAGCTTCATGCAGATCGCCCATCAGTAACCACACCTCGTACAGGTTCCGTTGTCGAACACGTGGCTGTTCTTCTTGTGGACCGTCTTCATGTAACCAGGAAGCACATGATCAATAATGTTGGTCGTAAGACCGTCCACCATGTGGGCCGGAACCCCGGCCGCCTTCAGGAGCCTATGGAGCGTCGTCCACTTATGGAGCGCGCCGATCCACTTTGCCAGGCCCTTGCCCTTCGTCCAGTAGTTCCATAGCGCCGTGCCAGGGCCGTAGGGGAGTTTCGATACGTCACGCTCCATATCATCCCTCCAGTCCATCAATGGCGGTTACGCGCGGATTCGCCGGTACGTAGTATGTCCTGTCCTCGGGGTCAACCTTCTTGACTCGGGCACCAGTTGCTTTGGTTTCTACGCCCATGGTTACGGTCGGAATCGGAGCTGTCGAGGCCATGGTGCCGATGGCGTAACCGCCGACGAACTCCATGCCTATCGGCTGCGGGGCTGTAGCAGCTATCGTTGCAGACGCCAGCAACGAGCCATCCATGGCCGCCGTTGGCGACGGCAGGATGACGTGAACCCGATCCGCCTCCGACTCGCCGCCAAGGTCTGCCGTTGCGGCCGGAGCCGTGGCCCCGGTGAAGTCGCCAGAGATGGACAGCGAGCCATCCACGTTGACCGTTGGCGACGGCCAGTTCTTGGCTATCGTGCCAGAGACGTTAACGGCACCGTTGACGTCTATAGCGACCTGCGGAGCCAGAGGCGACAGTAGCGCAACAACATCGCTGGGCGGGTTGATCGCCACGATGATCGCAGGATGGCCGCCGTTGGTGCCGGAGTTGACTGTGAGCGTCCGACTGTACGTTCCGGCACTTATGTCCCGATTCGAGTCATAGACCGCCAGCGCGCGCATGCGGTCTACGGTCATCGTGCCGAAGTCTTTGCGTTCGGCGTCTGACGCGTCGCTGCTCGTACTAGTTGACACCGTGGCGGGCGGAGGCTCTTCAATCACGCTAGCCGCAGACGACAGCCAGACCGTTCCAGTGGTCGTCACGCTGCCCGTAGACTGACCTGCCGCCGTGCCCGTCGCGCCATTGTGCGCCTGGATCGGATTGTCGCCATCGACGCCCCGATAAGACGCTCCGGCGACCTGCCAGACGGCAGCCGTTCCAACGCTCCACGTGTACGATGCTGGCTCACTCGCGCCCGCGATCTTGTACCAGGCACTCAGGCCGATGACGCCACTACCGCCGTTAACCAGACGGATCTTCGTCCAGCCGGACGGGGCGGTAGGGTCAGCCGCGCCCGTGTAGCTATTGACGTAGGTCAGCATCAAGTCGCCCTGGATGGTGCCAGTCGGCTTGTCCAGAGCTAGCGTTCCGCTGTTCGTGGTTGACGCTTCCGAGGCCGCGACGAACGATATGCCACTGGTGATGGCTACCGAACCGGCAACATCCACGACCGGCGAGAGCGGCGCTACGGCCAGGGTCCCGCTTGCCGTGACGCTTCCATTGACGTCCGCTGTTGCAGCGGGAGCAATCGCGTTCAGCGGGTTCTGAGCTGCCTCGATATCGACCGTTGGCAATGGGGCGTTGACTCTCTCAACGTCGCCCTCGGCGGTGAGCGTGCCGGTTATGTCAACGGTCGGCACCGGAGCTTCTGGAGTGAGCGATCCTACCGGAACGCCCGCAAACAACACTACGGGCATCGGTGCAGTCGCATCCAACTCGCCCGTAAGGCCAACGACATCATCATTCGACGGCAACGCCGCACCGGGGATCAGACGGCCGGGGGCCGCACTCTGGTCCGGAGGTTCAGTCGCCTGTCGTACTGTCACGTACGGCAAAGGCGCATCCGGGCTTAGAACGCCCTGGACATCCGTACCTATCGCACCATCGATGTTCGCCACCGTGGGCGTAGGCGCCGATGCCGCGAACGACCCCGCAGGTGCAGGTGCGAGGATCACGGTGTACATCGCACCGTTGGTAACCGTACCGCTGCTGTTTACCGTGTACGCGTAAGCACCGCTCGGGCGTCCAAGCTGGTAATACAGGGCGCCGTTGCGAGTCGATGCACCGCCATCAAAACCCCAGTCGGCCGCTTCCGTGCCCGCATCGGTCGTAGTATGCGTGACCGCAGTTGGCTGGTCGTCCCGTGATGCGCGGAACGTCAGTACAGCAACGTCGCTCGTGGTCGCCGTAGCGCTAGGGGCTGTGGCCGGATCTTGCGTAGTGTACGACGCTTTAGCTGAAGCCTGAATCGGCGAAACGTTGTTTACGCCACGGAAGGTGAAGAGGCCGACACCCCAAATGCCCCCGGTGTCAACGTTCCAGCTATAAGTACTCGGCTCCGAACTGCCCGCCACTTTGTAGTACATCGTGGCATGAATGTTCGTAGTATCCGTAGCGGTATTGATTAGCGTCCAGCCGCTGGGGGGCGTCAAGGTGTGAACGCTGTCAGCCGCCTTGTAGACCGCAGCGATGATCACGTCACCTTGCGCGGTTCCAGTGGGCTTAGGAGAGTTGAGCGCAGTAGTGCTAAAATCGCCCGCCGCATTACTTACGGTCGAGCCAGCGACATAGGAGATAGCCACCGGTTACCCCCTACATCCTGGGACGAAAACCTAGATCTCAAGCTCCCTGGATGACGCCGTATCCTCCACATCGTCATCGAACTTTTCGCAAAGCAGCCAAAAATTGAGCGTGCGATGCGGCACTTCCGTGGAGTACCAAAACATCCAACGCTTCCCTACTCCTCTTCGGGCACCAAGTACGTCCTAGCCTGCGGTTCGATGTACTTCGTGCGATCCTCCGGCTGAACCTCGATCACCCTTTCGCCAACGACCTTGGTTTCGATCCCTAGGAGCATCTCCGCCCTAGGCGCATCCGGCGACATGGTCCCGACGACTGTCACAGCGCCCTCGGTATCGGCCGTAGCAGCCGGGGCGATAGCGACAATGACATCCAACTCTCGTGTGCCATTGATGTCAGCCGTGACAGCAGGGGCAGTTGCGTTCAGTGGACCGCCGTGGAAAATACTGCCGCCGAAGTCCACCGTGGGCGGGCCGGGCCAGTTCTTGGCGATCGTACCGCTGACGTTGACCGTACCGGAAACATCCAAGGAACTACCGGCTGACGGGGCAATCGCTGCCACCGATCCTGTTGCCGACTGAACGCCAGGCTTCAGTACGAGCGACATGGCAGCCCACACGTTCGAAACGCTGTGCGTAGCCGTCCGCGTACCAGTTGCCCCACTCGCCGTCAACTGCTGGGCATCTAGAGCGACAACCGTCCAGCCGAAGTTCTGGTCTGCGATCTCAGTCATTCCGGTCGGCGTAGAAAACGTTCCCGCGTTCTGCGACGTAAAGCCGCAAACCAGGAAGTACGTATCCGTTCCGGTAGTGGTGGGAGCGACCGCCGCCGTAGCGGCCGTAGCTGAAGCTCCATAAGTAGAAGCCACAGCTATCGGCGTATTGGTGTCCACGCCCGTGAACGCCACGACGCACACGACTCCATCTGACGCTGCGGTAGCTCCGAAAGTATAAGTCGCCGGTTCGCTTCCCGTCGCAACCTTCCAGAACGTTCGTGCATGCATCGCGCTTGTGACGTTGGAATCCGGCCCCGTCTGCGCCCAGCCTGCGGGGGCCGTTAGAGCGGAAGCGGGACCGTCAGGATCGGTGGCCGTGAAGGCCAGCAAGAAATCACCCGACACGGTCCCTGTCGGCAAAGCAGCAACTGACGTTGTAGCGCCGCTGTTGGTTCCGAACGATGTGGAGCGCACAGCTATGCCGGAAGGCGCCGCCGATGTGCCGGTAAGATCAACACACGCCGCTGGGGCCGTAGCGTCCAGCGTGTTGGTAATGACCTCTTCGGCAAGTGCAAGTGTCCGCGAAATGCTGTTCGTCGGTGCTGCGCTAGCGTCTATCGACAGTCCGAGAACGGTTCCGGTCGCCAGGTTCGTCATGTCGTACATGCCGGTGCTGTACGCCAAGTTAACTTCAGAACTACCGATATCCGCCCGCTCGTTTGCTCCAGATGCGCTGTACGTCAACGAGGTGGTCGAACTGATGCGTCGGCACGTACGAATGTGTACGACCTTGGACGGTGTCGTAACGCCGCTGACAGACGGCCCAGTTACCGGATCTGTTGACCCAGACGTTGACACATTGCCCGAGATGGGACTAGTGGTCCTGACTCCCCTGTACGCAATGATGGCACCGTGAAGAGCGCACCCATCACCGTCGCTAGTCCACGAGTAGCTAGAAGGCTCGCTCGCTCCAGCGAACTTGTAGTAAATAAAACTATGCAGAGAGGAGGTACCCGCCTGCGTTTCCGAATAAAGCGTCCAGCCGCTGGGAGCGTTTGTTCCTGTACCGTCCGCCCCTATGGCGGCTAGAAGGAAATCGCCCTGTATGGTACCTGTCGGCTTATTTATCGTAACCGTAGTTACGTTATCCAGTCCGCCCTTGGTTGCTACTGCGACAAAGGTAACAGGCACCGCTTACCCCTCTCGCGCCTAGCCGCCGATAGCCCAAGTCGCCATCGGCGGCCCATCGTTCACGATCAGCCAGCGGGCATCGTGAAGGTGCCGGACGTGATCGAGACGTTCACGCCCACAGAGATGGTCGTGGTGTTCAGTTCCAGCTCAGCGCCGGAGCCAGTAGCACCAACCGCGCCGTCAAAGACCTTTGCTGGTGTGCCGCCGGACTCCACCCGGAACCAGCCAGCCGTGCCCGCATTCGTGCCGGTCGTGGACAGCGGGACGCCAAGGAGCGTTGCCGTACCAGCGGACGACGCGCCAAACGCCGTAGCGGGAAGCGTAAAAGTGGCCAGGATGGTACCAGAGGCGGAATCGTCTGCCGTTGCAGGCTGCGAACCGGTGTAGATCTTCAGCGTTCCAGCGCCGCCCACGTCGATAAGGTCCACCGCCGCGTTGGTCATCGCGTTACGCGTAGCGGTAGGAAGTCGAACTGCCATGATGATCCTTTCTTACCGTTCCGTGACACGAATGGTGATTGACCGTTCGTCGGTGCGGTTCTGATTTGTGGTAACTCGTGCAGATACGCGGTAGATCTGTCCGTCAGTTCCGCCAGACAGCCACGCGGTCACGCTTGTCAGGCTGTGCGTTGAGCTGTCGAGGACGATGCCAGCCGATACCGTCACTAGGGATGTTGCGATCGTTTCCCCCGAGGCCAGCCACTCTGACCAGTCCCATTTCCAGTCGAGTACAGCGTCGGGGTCCTTCACCCAGTCCGTTACGAGTCTGGCCATGTCACCTCTCCGCTACCTTGACCGTTATGGTGCGCTCTTCCGTTCGTGCGGCCGACGTAGTGACGCGGTTCCGAACTCTGTACGCCTGACCTGCCGTTCCCCCGGAAAGCCAAATCGTCACCACCGACGTGGTGTTGGACTGACTATCCAGGGTGATGCCGGAGTCCACGAACATTTGCGAAGTTGCGATCGTCTCCCCGACGTTAAGCCATGAGGTCCAATCGAACTGGTAGTCCAGGACGGCGTTGTCGTCTTTCATGAACACGAACCTAGCCATCCTGATCCTCTCTGATTACGCGGTCCTCGGGATCGATGTTGGCGACCCTATCTTCGGCGACCACGACCGCCCGTTCCGCCCGACCCGGTATGACGATGATCCGACCCTCGGGCGTCGATCTCATGAACACCATGACTTCCGGGAACATGGCCGCGAGCGGGCCACCCTTCAACCCTTCAGTGAGCGACGCGTCCGGCACGGGGGCCGTCATTGCCAGGACCGCTACGCGCAACAGCTCCGCGTCCAGGGTGGCGGCGCTCACGGCACCCGTTCCCGCGTTCGCGGCCAGGGTGGCAGTACCCTCGTCCGCCGTACCTATCACCGTACACGTCTCCGCGTCGATGATCAGGCTTGCCGAGCCATCCGTAACCGACGCCCCCGCCATGGCGATGCCCGCGTTGACCACGACCGCCGAGCTAGCATCGCTAGCCCCTGCCAGCACCTGCGCCTGTCCGGCGGGAGCGTTCGCCTCCGCCGCCGTGCTAGCGGTCGCATCGCCCGCTGTCGCCGTCGCTTGCGCCACTCCGGCGTTTGCGACTACGGCGTTCGACGCGTCGGAGGCCGTCACCGTTACATCAGCGGCACCGGCCTGAGCGCTCACGTCCGAGGTCGTATTGACCGTGGCCGCGTTGGCTACTACGGACCCGCTAGGCGCCCCGGCGTTCGCGGTAACCGCAGAGGCACCATCGCTCACGCTCGCTGCGCCCGTGGGGCTCTCGACGCTCGCAGCCAACGACCCCTGGCCAGGGAGTGCGGACGCGGTGCCGGTCGCACTGACAGCGCCAGCGCTTATCGACCCCTGAGCGTCGCTCGCCGATCCGTTCGCTACCGCCGTACCGGCATTAACGATCACGGATGCAGTCGGATCGCTTGCCCCGGCCGTAGCCGATGCGCTCTCTGCGTTCGCGTTCGTCTGAGCAGACGTGTTGGCAGTTGCGTCGTTAGCTACTACGGACCCGTTAGACGCCCCGCTGTTAGCGGCGAGGGACGCGGTCCCGTCGTTCGCTAGCGCCGAAGCGTCCGCAGTTCCCGCGTTCGCGTCCGTCTGGGCCACCGTGCTTGCCGTAGCGTCGTGCGCTACCGCCGAGCTGCTGGGCGATCCGCTGTTCACGGTTAGTGCCGCCGCGCCGTCATCAGCACTAGCGGTTGCAGTCGCCTGCCCCGTGTTCGCCGCTGACGCCGCTGCCGCATCGCCCGCCTGAGCCGATGCCGTGCCGCTGCCCGCGCTCGCAGTGACTGTCGATGCGGCGTCCGAGGGCACCGCTACGGCTGCCACTGTATCGGCGTTGACTGCGACTGTCGCCGCCGCATCCTGCGCTATGACTGTCGCCGTTGCGCTTTCCGCGTTCGCGTTCGTCTGGGCTGCCGTAGTTACCGTGGCGTCGTTCGCTGTAGCCGAACCGGTAGACGCCTCGCTGGCCGCGCCGAGAGATCCGATACCCTCGTCCGCCGTAGCGGTTGCAGCCGCCTGTCCCGCCGTGGACACGATCGCTTCCGACGCGTCCGCAGGCAAGGCCGTCACTACCGCGCTACCAGAAAGAGCGCCCACGGCCGCCGTAACAGCGCCCGCGCTTGCCGTTGCCGATGCGCTGTCCGCCGTGACACTCGACGCCCCAGCGGGGTTGTCCAGCACTGCGGACGATATAGCAGACCCCGCATTAGTCGCCAGCGCTGCTGCTGCGCTATCCGCTGTCGCCGCTGCCGAGATCGCTTCTGCGTTCGATCCAAGACTCGCAACCGCGTTATTGGTGGTCGCGGTCGCGGATGCGGTTTCAGCGTTAACCGTTACGGCCGTCGATGCGGTATCCGCCGAACCGGTGACCGTGACTGCGCCCGCGTTTGCGCTCGTCCCCGATCCGCCAGTGGGGAACAGTGCGATCGTACGACTGACCGTGTTCGTTGGAGTATCGGAACAGTCGATCGATGCGCCCGTGATACTGCCCGACGCGGTATGGCCGCTCTCCTCGTAGAGCGCCTGACTGTACGACACCGTGTTCGCTGTGCCGAAATCCAGTCGCTCCGTACCCTTGTCCGCCGCATAGGTCGGGTTGGACGCCGACGCCACGCGAGCCTGTCGCGTATGGATGATCTTTGCAGCCACCGAGGTAACAAGCGTAGGACCAGTAACAGGGTCACCGCTCGTTGCTGAAGAAACCTCAAAATCGAGCGGGGTCGTCCCATCAACGTTCCGCCAGACCGATATAGCCGCACCGATAATCGTTGCGGTCCCTACCGAAAAATCGTAACTCGACGCTTCCGACGCGCCCGCGATTCTGTAGTACAGGTGCGAACGCATCGCCCCGCTAAGGGTGTTGTCTACCAGCGTCCAGCCGGTAGCGGTCAGCGTCTGATCGTTAGTGTGAATCGTCGCCAGCATCAGATCGCCCTCGGCGGTCCCTGCTGGCTTGTTCACCGTGGCGGTCGTTTGGTTGATCGTCGTTCCGCCGAAGTGTTCCTCGCCGATGAACGAGACGTCTGACGTAAGAACCGTTGCATCATTCGCCGTGGCCGAAGCCGCAGGCTGTCCAGAAGCCCCGTAAATGGCCCCAGTTGGGGCGGGGCGCAGAACCGCACTCCATGCCACCTTGTCGGCGGAGCTAGCCCCCGTACCGGTGAACGTGACGTCGCCTACCGGTACGGGCGCATTGCTGTGCGTGCCAGACAAGTTGACATACGTGCTGCCGGAAATGGACGACGAGATGTCCGCATTTTCACGTATATTGCCAGCCGACGTAGTAATGCCCCAGGTGGCTCCATTGCTTGCAGACACAGCCCCGAACGCGCTGATCGCCCAACCGAGGTCATCCGTATTCGTAATCGCGGTCGTTGTCAGCGTCGTATCGGTAGCGGTCTCAGAGTCCATCTGCGTATCGATGAACGGGTTGGTGATATCGATACCAACAAACGACCGTGTCAACGCTGCCCAGTTGGTACTAGCACCCAGGGCGACCGTAGCGCTCGTGCCGGTCCCCTGTGACACCTTCCAATAGACATGATGACTACACGCGCCATCCGTCTGTGTGTTCGCCAACGTCCAGCCATCGGGAGTCGTTGGCGTCGTAGCCGCGCCCGTTACTAGGCTCATCACCATGAGCTTGCCGGGGTCCAACCCGGGAGGCATGTCAACGACCGCCGTTGAGCTATCTGATGCCGAAACCGTGGTTTTCTGCTGATCGAACGCGACACCGATCGCCGGGCGCAGGGTGCCCCACCATGCGACCTTCTCGGCACTCGTAGCCCCAGCGGTTCCCGCCGCGAACATAGCCGCGTCACTGATCGGAACGTTACCGCCGTTGGAGTCATACCAAGCGATACTGGCTTTCGTGGTTCCCGATGACTGAACGTCAGTCACTTCAGTGAACTCGAACTGAATCGGAAACGTCGATCGAATGCCTGCCGATGTCCATGCAGGACTAGCGAGTCGGGACCCCCATGCCGATATCGCCCAGCCGTCCTCATAGACGTTGATGATCGAGCCGCCGGTGTTGAGCAACGCATCCGCGCCGGTGTCGGCCGTAGACCGGAAACTCTGGAACGGAACACTGTTCGCCGTGCTCGTATCACTAAGATCTTGGTAGTAAACGCCGGTATACGCTACCGCCGACGCCGCCCAGTCGGTAGACACGTTGATGGATATGGTTACCGTGCTCGCGTCGCCGGTCTGCTTGAAGCGCGCGAAAAGGCTCTGCTCATAAGCCCCGGCGAGCTGCTGTCCGTCAGAGTTGCTGATCCTACGCCAGCCGGACGGGGTCGAGGGTGTCGCCGTGCTGTTCGTACCGAGCGCCACAATCTGCAACGCGCCTACCGGCGTGCTGGCAACGAGGTCAACTACCGCCGATGTTCCGGCTGTTGTCGAAACGGTCGTCTGTGATCCGAACCGCTGAATCACGGTGGGCGCGGAGCGAATCCGCAGCATGACGCTGACGCCACGCACGTTGGTCGTCGTGCCGCCCGCCGTTGCGGTGAAGACCGGCGCGGCAGTTGACGTTCCGGATGACACTGTCGTGCGGGCAACCATGCCCGCGCAGTCTGTACCTTGACTAGTGTAGGGCTCAGAAAGCTCAGTCATAGCAGCAAACGTCGCGCCGGTTGCACTTATTGCCTGGCTTGAAAACTGACCGCCGGTAGCAGTGTCAGTTGGCGTAGAACAGCCCACCAATACATGGTCGTTCGTCGTGAAACCGGGATCAGAGGAGCCAGTCACAGACCACGATGTTCCGGTCGTGCTATCTGTCCCACTCGTGGCATTGAGCTGCCATTTAATGCCTGCGGTGCTCTCGTGGTAATAAAAAACCTGACCCCATGACGATGCACCAGATGTGATGGACACCGATACCGAAGTCTCATTGCCGTTAGCTATGCGATAAAACATCGCGCAGCGGGTAGGTCCAGCGTCAGTACCTACCGTGCCCCCACCACCGCTAAGATTGCCAGCGCCCGGAACAGGCAGCCAGTCGGTCGGAGTATTGATTGTCGCTGTATCGGGCTTAGTTCCAACTATCAGGATAAGGAGATCGCCCTGCACTACCGCGCCGGGGATATCTGGAGCGAGGGTCGTAGTACCCGTAAAGTTCGCCGTGGCAAGGGTCGGCGTAGTGCCCTGCCCGCCGAAAGTGATAGCCATGAGCGCCCATCACCTCCGGCCTGGGAATTCTATAGTGGCACCGCGTCGATCACCAGGCGACTCAGCTCGCGTTCGTCCTGATCCACGATCTCGTCATTCCAGGTTAGATTATCCTCGCTATCCACGAACCATAGCAACCGATAACGCAACGCGTCACCAAGATCCCCGCCCGCCTCTTCTCCCGTATGATACACCGTCACCGTAGGCGGCCCCGATGGTTCAGCGGCGGAATCTCCGTCTGTCCAGAAGCGAAATCTCCACTTCTGCCCCTCCGGAGGGGTGCGGGGAAAGAAACCAATTCCCAAACCCCAAACATGCTGACGAACATGCTTCGGGTAACCCATCGCCAATACGGGTTTCTCGTCCTGGCTGATCATGCCGGAAACTCCCCAGCGCGCTACGGGTACCCCATGATCCGATATGATTTCCTCGTTACCGAAATTCATCAAACACCCCCCTCAGACAGTGATACGGAAGATCCCGTTAGCATGCCAGATTATCGTGAACGTGCCAGCGGTCACCGACTGGGCGCCCCCGAAAAAGTTGTAACACACGCCCTGGTCGGCGATGCCGCCCGTACCCGCCGTGATCGTGTCATCGTAAACCAGACACCCCATCACGCCGGACAGCGTCACGGTGCCGCCCGGCGCTACGTCAGCCGCATCGAACATGAACACGCCCGTTGACGGGGTCGTGAGCGTCTTCGTGCCCAGAGCTACGCCGCCCGCCACCCAGGGAGAGCTAGTAAGCTCGTTGGCCGTCGCCCAGGCCCCGGTGTTGTATCCGGTGGACGTAAGGGCCGCGTCCTTGTCCGGGGTTCCTGTGTTGTTGTACAGCGCCGCCTTGACCGAATCTGCGGCCAGTCCTGCGTAGGCGGCCGGGAGAACGGCCGACGTTTGGCCATGGCCCATAACGGACTTGGGCCACTCGCGGAACATTGCGCTTGCTGTGAATGCCATGACTCAAAACCTCATTTCCACGTTGGCGCAACCGGCAAAAGCCGCTACGTCGTTGCTTCCGTCCGCGCGAGTTGTCTCAACGCGCATGATCGGGCGACCCTCGCCATCGGTGGTGACGGTCTCTTTTCCGATATAGTCTTCGCGCTCAACGGCCTCGACCTTACAGTCTGTTCCGGCGGGCACGAACGGCGCCGAAAGCCCCTTGAGGCCCCGGCAGTTGTGGAAGCGCGTATGCGGCTGCGCTTCGTGCGTCACGTCCGTAGCAGTGCAGTTGGGGCACTCCCACCGCTGCTCAGGGTTCAGGATGGGGAGGTCATCCGGGAATGCCATATCGTCACTTCCTGTCCGCTTGTAGATATGCGCCGATCTGAGTTGTGCAATCCGTCCCGGCCCGCAGCAGGCTAACACTCAACGTCCCGGCGGTAGTTACCACACAAGAGCCCTGAACGCGAACAATACGCACGTTCGCGATCCCGCTGTTCGTTGTCTGTGTGAACGACGACAGCACCGTACTATACGTGTCCGTGTCAGCGGCAGCCCCAATGATCTCGACAGAATACGCCAGACTGGAAGTCGTCGGTGGACCGGTCGGCGAGACGATAGCTGTCACGTTGGTATTTGTTCCCAGGCAGGGAATCCAAGCCTCAAAACGCCAACGCCCCACCGGAAGCGTCATCGTGAGCCCTGCGACCGCCGTATTAGACGTACCTATCGTCGTCGTTGCCGTCGCCTCGCGGTAGATCGACTTCCCGATCTCCGCCGAAGCTAGCATGTTTACGTCGGCGGTAGTACCGCTACCGACAAAGTCGTTGTCAAGTAGCGTGGTATTCGTTCCAGTTGACTGATGCAGACCGTGGGCAGGTTCGTTGCCAGACCCCCAGAGGCGGCAGACGTTGTCGCTGATCGTGACCTCGTCCGGCGACGTGTCCAGCTTGATGCACGAACTCGCCCCAGCAGAAGCCCTCGACGCACCCTTGATGTAGTTGCTCATGATCCGGATGCGATCTCCGCCCACCACGTACAGGCCGTGCAGGTCTGAGAGCTGAATGATATTACCGATCGCGATCGTGTCGGCGCACTCATAAATCTGCATCCCGTAACGGCCTGAAGTGGCAACTGAGTTGTTCGCCAGGATCGCCTTGTCGCAGTACTGGGCACGAATGCCGCCAGATAGCGAACTAGCCACCACATTACCGGAGATGGTCGCACCGATTACTCGTCCCGTATCCTCGCCGAATACCCGGATCGCAAAGTCGTTCGTCAAATCTGAACCGCTGGAATCGTGAGTGATCGTATTGTCTGCAACCACGACATTGACGATGTTCTGCGACGCGCTAGTCTGCGTTCCGTTGACATCTTTCGTGTCTTCGGTGTTGCCCGTCCAGATGGGGCGAATCTCGATGCCATTACCTGACGCGATGTTATTTCCGCTAACGACAGCGTTGTTCCAGTTGTAGCCGCGCACCGCGCGGTACCCAACCTCAAAGAAGTTACCCTGCACACGGATATTATCGTGCCAGCGACCAATCGTTCCAGAGTGCGACCCAGTGCCACGGCCCCACTTCTGCGTACCGATTGACCCAGAAGGCCCGACCGTGCAGTTGCGGATCGTTACATCCTTGCAGGTCGTATGATCATGCGGCCCGAACGCAGCGAAGTACGCTGCGCCCTTGGTCATGTCCAACTGGATGGCTTCAGAATCATCTCGGCCGGTAACGAAAGCGGCCCCGAGGAAGGCGCAGTTATCGAACAGTACGTTGCGGCAACCGCATATCTCAACTCCATGGCTCTGCATAGAGTTATCACGTATCGTCAGATCGCGGAACGTGATGTTCTCACCGTGTCCGAAGTTGAAGCAAGCCCCCGACATGTCCGTGCCGCTAGCCGCGTACGCGTCGAACGTGTCCAACCGCGCAGCGGTGTCAAGAATCTGAATGCCGACCTTGGTTTCCTGATAGTGGTCAGAGTCCGTGTCGTCGTGCGTCTTCGTCGTACCGACGAACGCCCGAATCTGCCACCCCAGAACCTGAACTTTCAGCGTGTTTCCCGCCGCAACGGCCGTAGGCGTATCGGCGGTCATCGCGGTATCGACCCCAGCAACTACCTTGCCCAGTCGGGCGTTTCCGTCCGTGTGGCGCCGATAGTACCAGTAATTGTTATTGTCCTTGTATCGGAAGATGATCCCGGCGTTCCCGACCGTGGGCATGGTGACCACGACGTTCGTTTCCGAGGTCGCGTCCAGTGTCGCCCAGGACGAACCGCCGGAAGGCGCGTAAGCGGTGTTCGACGTGATCCCCATGGTTCCGGACTGCGTCGTCCATGTCTGGCCCGACGACGACGTCCCTAGCGAAGATGACGAGTTGGTGCGGTTGAAATCATCCGCCCACATGCTGGATGAATTCGAGAACGTGTCAAGGCGCGCGGTCGTATCCAGGATCTGGATGCCGACCTTACGCTCGTCCCGATGCGAGGAATCCACGTCGGTGTGCGTCAGTGTCGTACCAACAAACGCTTTGATCGTGGAACCCTGCATCACGACCTTCAGCGTGTTGCCCGCAGAAACCGCCTGAGTGGCATCCGCCGTCATCACCGTCTCGGTACCGTTAACGACCTTGCCCATACGGGCGTTGCCGTCCGTGTGGCGCCGGTAGTACCAGTAGTTCTGGGAGTCGGACATGCGGAAAACGAGCCCGGCGTTGCCAACCGTAGGCATGACCACGGAGACAGTACCGTCCGAAAAGCCGTATATGGAACTGATGTTGCCCTGGGCGGTCGGGGCATAGGCCGTGTTCGACGTAATGCCGAGCGTGCCCTGTTCCGTGGTCCACTCCTGCCCGCCTGTCGATGTACCGAGACCATGCGGGGCGGTCGTGTTCGAGCGGGTGAAATCATCCGACCCGAGGGCGACGGTAGCGGTTGTGCACCGCATGTCCCACACGCCACCCTCAATGATGATGCTTCCGTGGCCCGTATACCCAGCGCGATCCTGAGAGCCGTCACCGTTCCAGACCAGGGACGAGAAATCGTTGTACCGCTTGATCACGGCACCCTGGCTCGCGGTCACGCGGATGTTCTCGCGAATCCGAAGCGGGGCCTGCATGATCCGATATTTCCCCTTGGGGATGACCACCGTGCCGCCGCCGTCCGCCCAAGCGGCGCTCAGGGCCGCCTGAATCCCGACATGGTCCGCGTTGGAGTCATCGCCCAGAGCCCCGTAGTCCAGGACGTTGTAGATGCCCGCAGAATCCGCCACGACCGAATCCATGGTCGCCCTGGACACCACGTTCGTGACCGTGAAACTAGCCTGATGGATCACAGGCGTCGTGGAGTCCGCACCCCGAACCACGGTCCACGTAGTCCCACTCACGCTCTTGACCAGGATGACCTCGCCGTTAGCGGCAGGATCAACCACCTTGAAATAGCGAGACTGGTTCAGGGTGGCCGGGAAGGCGCCAGAAGAGGACACCGTCCAGGTCTGCTCAGTGCCCGCTGCCGGGGCATCCGTACCGCCAGAGGAAACCGTGGTAGACCCGACATGGGCAAATCTTTCGAGAGCCACGGGCTAACCTCCTATCTCGGCAGAATGGACGCGCATTCCAGCGCGTCGTAACTCTTGTGCAGAACCTTGTAACCCTCGGCACGTTCACGCTTCTGCTGTTCGGTCAAATTGGGCGGGGGCCGATTTTCGGCGTCCAGGAAGATCTTATACAAGGGGCAGAGGGCTGCGTCGCGCTGCAATGTCTGCTGAGCAGAAACCCGGTCGGCGACACGTTGGATTTCGTTATTATTCTCGCTGACCTGCTGAAATCCAAAACCTATAAGGATGGTAAGGACCACATCCAGGGCGAAACTCACGGTCAATGCCCAGATCATGCGCCGATTAGCCTTACTCGCATAGGCAAGGTCCATAATCTGCTTGCCGCTATCCCTATTCAGGACCCCGACTTCCTGTATAAGTTCATTCGCCTTGACGATAAGCTCGTCAATCCTGCTTTCACTCGGACTCATCCCCGTCCTCCTGAGCCTGGGCGTCGTCATGGGCCTGATTCTCGTCACGCAACCGCTGCACCACGTCCTGAAGGCTGTCAGCGTAACCTTCTAGGCGGGCGGCGGTCCGCAGAATCTCGTCACGCAGACGAGCCGATTCGTTGATCAAGTCTTCAATGTCATGCTCGGGGGTGATAGCCATTGCGAATCACACGCTAGCCTCTCCTAGCGGCTGCCAATGAGTCGGCCACCGCTCGGGTAGCCTCAGTAATCGCCTGAGACGCTCGGGAGATCGTGTTCAAGTATTCGCCGCGAACAGCCTCATTCAATTTCAGCAGTTCTTGTTCAAGCCGGTCCCCGCGTTCTTTTTCGCGCTCCATCTGTTCAGTAAGCTTCCCGAACATGATGCGAACACCAATAAGCGCGATCAGCGCGATAGCGCCGACTGCGCCGTACTGCAACAGAACCGAAGTGGCCGGGTCCACGACGCTGCCCCCATTCCCGGCCTCTGGCCTGCGAATACGTGATAAGGGCCTCCGAATTTTCGACTTCGGAGAGAAATGAGC